AACGGATGGGGAGGCAATGGCGGTGCCAACGGATCTGGTTTTCAGGGATGGGCGACCAGAGCAGATATTAACGATGGGTTCGCACTGAACAACCTTCAGAGCGGTATTAACTCTATTCAGAACGGGATCTGTGACAGTACATACGCCCTGACAAATGCAATTAACGGTGGTCTGTCGAATCTCCAGTTACAGCTTTGCAACGGATTCAACGGCGTACAGACACAGATTAGTAACATTGGATATAATCTTCAGGACTGCTGTTGCCAGATACAGCGCGCTATCGATGGCGTAAACTACAACATGGCGACGCAGACAAGCGCACTTCAGAACACAATGAACAACAACACACGGGATATTATCGATAACCAGAACGCAGGCACAAGAGCAATTCTGGATTATCTGTGTCAGGATAAGATCCAGACGCTTCAGAACGAGAACCAGAGTCTCAGGCTTGCGGCTTCACAGGCAAACCAGAACGCTGTTCTTCAGGCGGCTATGGATGCGAACACAGCGGAGATCATTCGCAGGACTGGCAATGATTGTCCGGTACCTGCCTATGTTGTTCCGAATCCGAATTGTTGCTATGGCAATCCGGTAGGAGTAGGCTATGCAGGGTATGGTTTTAACGGCTATAACAACGGCTGTGGCTGTAATTCTGGATGTTGCTAATGTATTTGTAGGCTAACGTAAAATAATCCGCCTATGGCGTGAATAAGGGCGGCAGAGACCGCCCTATTTTTGTTTCAAGAAAGGAGCTGAATAAAATGCCTTGTAACTTATATAACAATAATGGCTTTGGGTGTGGTGGCTGTAAGCATTTTATAAGGACAACAAGCGTTGCGTTAAACGGGACAGTGCTCGAACTGAATATACCGCAAGCTACATACAGTAACAAAGAAAAGGTTTGCATCTGTGTTGCGCAGGCAATCCCGGATGTGACAAGTGCGGACACCGTTGCTATCACAATTGGCACGAGCGCCACGCAGTATCCACTCCGTACAAAGTGCGGAAACAATGTCCATGCAGATCAGATCCGCAGTCGAAAGGTATACCACACATTCGTAGCGACTGACATCCCTCAGTTTACGGTTTCCGAATGCGAGCTGTGTTGCACTGGGTTTAATTTCCCGACGATCCCGGTCGCCGCTCCAGCAGTGTAACATGGGGAACGGGAACACTTATGACTTTCTGGACGCCCTGACCGCCGTTAGTTTTCTGATGAGCCTAGCGAACTACAAAGAAAATATAACACAGTCCGGGCTACAGGAAATCGTACATGAGCTGTTATCCAGTATTGACGGACATTTGCAGGAGCAGGATAGAAAAATAGATGAAATATATAATATGTTAAAGGAGGGCGAAAAACATGCGTAGGAATAACATAGGCACTATGGATGACATGCGTGACGATCCGGGCACAAGGGACGATATGGAAATGCGCAGAAGACCAGATATGATGATGCACGATCAGCAGTCCGGCATGTCTATTCCGACACAAAGAGGCACAGCGAAAACGCAGAAAGTACAGGCCGCTGAAAACGTATATAATGTGATTAATGAGCACATGTGTAAGGGTGTTGCATTCCATGAGCAATTAGCGGATTATTTCTGTTTTCTCGGCCTGAAGGGATATAAAAAGATGCTGGAATACCAGTACATGAAAGAATGTGCTGAGAAAAGGGATCTGCACAGACGTTATATCGAAGTGCACCAGAAAATTCTCCCTGTGAAACAGGTAAGGATCCCGGAGTTTATCCCGTCCGATTGGAGCCGTTACACAACAGAAGACATCGACGACACAGTGGTTTCTAAGTTCGTTCGGGCGGCTCTGAAAGAGTGGAAAAACTGGGAAGAAAAAACAAAAGATCTGTATGAGGATCAGTGTGACATTCTGATGCAGGCAGGCCTTATATCAGACAGCGAATTTGTGAAAGACCTGATTGTGGATGTTGAGAAAGAAATGAAAAAGGTCGCACAGATCATGGAAAGCCTGAATGGAACCGGATATGATGCAACCATGATTCACAGCCAGCAGGATAAGTATAACAAAACATACAAGAAAAAGTATGACGATCACTTTACCGTGAAAAACAACTATCGTATGCCGACGTATGACAGATATATCCCGCCGTACTATGATACAGACGAAGAAGACGACGACTGGGAAGAAACCGGAGTGCGCCGCAGACGCTGGGGCTTTGTGTGACATAACATTTTAGGGCGTTGTGCAAACGCCCTTTATTTATATATATAATATATATATTAACATATAATTGTTATTGTGTAATATGTTATTATATATGTTATATAGTGTAATAAAAATATTTTAAAAACTTTTATGTTATGTATTGACAATATATATTTCATGTGTTATTATATAAACAGTTAAAGGAAAGCAAACAGGATAGCAAAGGAGAAAGAAGAATGGCAAAGTATACAGTAAAGTTTGAGCAGTGCGGACATGAAGGAGTCGTAGAACTCTTTGGAAAGAATGAACAGAGGGCAAGAAAGATTGAGTATATTTCAAAATATCATCTCTGCCCGGAGTGTTACAAGGAAATGAAAGAAGCGGAGAAAGCAGAAAACTGCGAAGAAGTTGAAATGAAGTACTACGAGTACAAAAAGAACTACGCAGGATGCAAAACAAAAGCAGACAGCTACAACAGGCGGGAGAAAACAATCGTTGTATATGTCCAGAAAGAAGGTGCGACAGAATGAAAGAAATAGAAGCTTATAGAAAAGCAGTAGAGCAAAAGCTATCACAAGTAAGGAGATCACTAATCACACCGTTAGAGGGTATGACATACTGTTCCGGTTATTTAAGATGTATGCTTGACCAGAATATCGTGGAAGGTGTGGAGTGTTCTCGTGAGCTGGATGACATGTGCAGAAAGTTTCTGGAAGAAGATGCAAGACTCCAGAGAAGAAAAGAAATGATGGAAGGATGGTTGAACAAAGAATGACACCTTATCAGTATCGCAAATTAAAAAACAGGATTTTTCCAGCTCTTAGGACTTGGCATAATATAAAAAATGTTATGTTAGATCTGTTAAAGGTAATTGGTGTTTTTGTTGGGTTTGTTCTTTTTCCGTGTGTTGTCTATACAATCTTAAATTTTTTAATGTAACATATTGACAACTCCGGGAGAACAGAATAAAATAAAAGTGTAGCAAGTAAAGCAGAAAAGGAGAAAGAAAAGATGAAAAATTATGAAGAAATGACAGTGCCGCAGTTAAGAGAAGAATGCAAAACAAGAGATATACCAAGACAGGAAGGAGGAAAGAAGCTCACAAAGTCAGAGCTGATTGAGCGTCTGGAAAAGTCCGATAAGGAAAATACTCAGATGTGGGGCTACAAGGAAGCATCCAACAGCCCAGAGCAGGAAACAGAAGAAGAAGAGCGTATCACATATGAACATGATCTTCTTCCGAGGATTAATGATCTTGTTAGCAAGTACAGCGGATCCAATAACATCGAAAAGATCTGTGTTGGGTGTCGTGTTGTATATATCAGACTTGTGGAAACAAAGTCAGGCCGGATTATAAAAAAGCTTTCTACGGCTGTTGTATTAAACACAAAGAAAGCGTCTGGGATTGCACAGGTCAAAACGACCATTGGCACAACAGATGTTAGGAATTTTAAGGAGTTCATTTATGTGTCTGTTCCGTCTGAGGGGAGATATCCGGAGGATATTGCAGAGACTCTGAGACTTCAGAGAACCGAAAGAGAACAGTTTCTTAAGGAGCTGGAAGCAATAAAAGAGCGCAGACAGTAGGAGGCACACATGAGTATTAATTACAGCTTAATTGAGGGCAGTGTAAGGCGGCTTTATGAAGCAAAAAAGAAGAAAGCGCAGGTGGATAAGTGGTATGAAGAGGTAAAGAAGAAAGAACAGCTTGCAATCTCCAACTTCATGTTTACAAATGTGCCGAGGGGAGAGGAACACTTCGACATAACGCTTACTGAGGGGATAGAGTATTATACAAACCATAAGCATCTTGGTGTTACTCGTGTCCGCAGGCGTAAAATCGTATGGGACATGAAAAAGCTGAAAGAACGGTTGTCCAAGGAAAAATATAAGGCCATCGTAAGAAAACGGTATGAAATCGAGGACATTGACGGGCTGATAAAGTACCTGAGAAAGTGCGGAGTGGATCCGAAACGTTTTAAGTCTTTTTTGAGTATTACCGAGGCAATTGATGAGAAGGAACTTAACAATCTTTCTGAGCTCGGCACCATAACAGAAAACGACATAAAAGGATGTTACACTGTTGAATTATTAGATCCGTATATTAAGATAACGGAGAGAAATAATGATTCGGAGGTATGACGGGAAAGACCTTTTAAAGGTGCTTGTGTTTTATGGTCTAGCGCCGCCCGAGATACATACATCTAAATTCAAGATTGTGTGTCCGTTTCATGGCGATTTAAATCCGAGTATGCAGATTGACTTAGATGATGGAAGTTTCTACTGCTACGGATGCGGCGCAAACGGAGACGCAAGAGCATTCGTGTCTATGGTAAAGCCGGAGTTAGGCGAACTCGATACGTGTATTGCGCTGGAGAAAATTATAAAAAGCAACGAGATCCAGCGGCTACATGTTCGGTACAAAAAGAAGAGGAGAAAGAAAAACAGACAAGCGCTATCTGAAGCAAAAGACTACTATTATGGTCTGCGTACGGTGGACTGGAAAGCCCCTAGAAATGAAGAAGAAGTAAAAGCCTTGAAATATATGAAGTCGAGAGGTTTTGGCTCGTATGCGTTAAATACTGCGGGTTGTAAGGCCACATATGACAAGTATTATCCAGTTGTGTTTCCGATACTTGATAACGGAGAATTTCGAGGGTATGTATGTCGTACAGATAACAAGCGAGTGGAACAAAAACGGAAGTATCTGTATAACGAAGGTTTTGACAAGCGTAACACCCTGTGTGGTACTTACACTGAGAATAAAGCTGTATTTCTATGTGAAGGGTATTTTGACTATCTGTCTTTAAAGGCAAGGGGGCATGTTAAAAATGCTTGTGCGGTTCTTGGATGGCATATTTCAGATGGGCAGTTAGAGGAGTTAAACAGCAAACATATTACTATTGTTGTCTCTGCACTTGATAATGACCGTTGTGGAGAAAAAGGGACAGAGCTATTAAAACAATATTTTAAGGTGATTCGTTTCCCGTTTCCTGACGGAGTAAAAGACCCCGGAGAAATGACAGAAGAGCAAATGAAAAAAGCAGTAAAACATGTAAGAGAGGAGTTGGAACATGCAAATAGAAGTTAGCGCTGACATGTGTGTTACATTCTACCACAAGCAGACGTTAAAAGAGCTTTCGATTGACCAGCACATAAGTCAGAAATACAATGAGGATAGCGAGGAATACCTGAGTTTATGTAGAGAGCTTGAAAACGATATCGGATTCCCTAGAAAAGAGGATAAGGAAAGGTTTGACAGATTGCTCGGTGAATGGCTGTGCAAAGAAATAAAATCAGTGTGGGACAGCAGATTGGGAGATATAATGGAAGTAGTGAAAAAATCATTTTTAGATACAGATACAACCGGAATCGTTACTATTGGTGGATACATGCTGAATCTGAAAGATTTTTGTGCAGTCGGTGTGAATGCATTTGAAATAAAAGTAAACAAGTCATAAAAGGAGCAGAATATGAGTTTCAGTATTAACGATCTTAAAAACGAAATTAAAAAATCTGGGAGTAACAAAGGTAAATTCCTGTATTTCAGAGAGGGAGAGAAGGTTCGTGTCAGATTTCTTACAGACATGGAAGACGGAACAGAGGTATTGTGGCACGACAGCTACAAAGAGAATATCAATGTACCATGTCAGGAGCGATTTGGTCGTGAATGCAAATACTGTGATAACAGTGATCTGAGAACCCGCAACATGTACATCTGGAGTGTGTACGATTATGAGAGCAAAGAGGTAAAACTCCTTATGGCGGCTGTAAACCAGTGTTCTCCGATTCCTGCGCTAGTCGCAATGTATGAGGAATATGGTACATTGTTAGATCGTGATTTTGTTATTAAACAGATTGGAAGCGGACAGGGGAAAAGCTTTTCTGTGATTCCTCAGGATAAATCTAAGTTCCGGAATACAAAGGCAAAGCCGTTGTCTGAGAGTGCAATTTTAAAGCACATTGATAAAGCATATCCGGACACCGAGGCGGACGATGAGGAAGAAGAGGAAACACCAAAACGTAATAGAGCGAAAGGAAGCAGGGGGAAAAAGAAAACAAAGGAATCAGAACTTGATATGAACGAACCGGAGGCTGACTGGGATGAGGATGGACAGGAAAATGATTATGAGAGTATGAAACCACAAGAGCTCTATAAACTGTGCAAAGAGCGCAGTATACAGTGTAAGCCGAAGAAAGCAAAAGAGTATTATATCGATCTGCTGGAGGAAGCTGACGAGGAGTCAGACGGCGACGACTGGGACGACGAAGAAGAAGAGTGGGAGGATGAATAAATGATTATCAGCAGGAAGGACTATGAGGCGGCATTGAGAAGAGCAAAAGCAGAAGGCCGCATGGAAGAAAGAAGAGCGGCTGAAGGAGAAAGAAAGTTGGAAGATGTGTCACGATACATGAATGATGAGATAGCCCGCATCTATAGGGATATGGGGGAGATAAAGGACGTTGTGTTTAGAGTTGAACGGGCGGTGAAAAACATAAGAGAGACAACAGAGAAGGCCGCATGTACATGTAGTGTGAATGGGTAGGGAAGGGCGATTTCTCGCCCTTTCTTTTTAGAAAGGAGACAATATGCAGAATTAGAGATTATACGGGAAAAATTCAGAACAAATACAGAGTGGTGAAAACGGATGAAGATCTGGAATGGAACAGAGCGATAGACCTGTGTACGAATATTATTAATGCGCACATGAAGCACATGAATGACGGCTGGATCCCGGTTGAGGAAGCGCTTCCGGAAGAAGGGCAGGAAGTATGGGTAAGCGCGAAAACTGAGTGCGTCAGAAGAGGAACATATACAAAAAGCTTTGGAGATAGGAGGCTTGAAGGGTTTATATGCACTGATGGCTTCATGTGGATGAATACTGCTAATGCATGGAAACCATATGTTGTTCCAGAACCGTACCGCCCGGAAAGGAGAGAGGGAGAATGAGACTGATTGATGCTGATGAACTGATAAAACGGATAGAGAATTCGAGAAACAACAATCCTCATAAAGATTGCCGCGTCAAGAGAAACCATGACATAGAGCATTATCATTTTATAAAAATGGTGTATGGTCAGCCGACAGTATTTGACAAGGAGAAGGTGCTTGATGAATTGAAAGGAGAGATAGACCTGGTGGTACATAATCCGATGATTAATCCAATAATTGCTGGGAGATATATTAAGAAAAACAGGGCGATTGAGATTGTCAAGAAAGGCGGGATTGATTAATGGGAAATTTCTTCGATTTGCACAGGCATGATGAGTTTTCTTTTTTTGATGGTTTCGGAAAACCCTCAGAACTTGCACAGATTGCAAAGGAGAAAGGATACGATGCTCTGGGTATCAGTAATCATGGAAATATCAGCGGTCTTGTCCAGCACTGGCTTGCCTGTAAAGAAGCAGGCATAAAACCTGTTATGGGATGTGAGGTCTATTTTCAGCCAAAATATAATAAGGAGAATCCACAGAGGAAATCATATCATTTGTGCGTGTTTGTGAAGAATTTGACAGGGTACAAAAACCTATGTCACATGATGACAGAAGCGAATACAGAACAATTTTATTACAAGCCGATTGTTGATTTCAGGCTGTTGGAAAAGTACAGCGAAGGTCTTATTTGTACCACGGCTTGTATCGCCAGTGCTACGTCACAAGCAATTGTGAATGGTAATGCCGACACGGCAGAAAAGTTATTAAAGAAGTTCAAGAGCATTTTCGGGAAAGATCTGTATGTTGAGATACAGCCGTATAAGATCGACAAGAAAGGAACACAACAGAAAACAGATTATGTGTTAATGGGACTTGCCAGAAAGCTGAAAATAAAATGTATCCTCACGTCCGATAGTCATTATGGCAGAAAAGAAGATTTCGATACTTATTGTAAGATGCATGAGATCGGTAAGACTACTTTGGACGTAAAAAATACATACGGCGAAAGGTATATGCCAACAGAGTATGAGATCACAGAACGTTTCGCTAAGATATATCAGAAGAAAATAAAGAATAGCATGGAATTAGCAGAACGGTTTGTTGATAACATGAAAGAAATTTATGACAAAGTTGAGGATGACATATTGAGTCAGAGCGAGTTACATCTTCCAAAGATTTCCGATGATCCCACTTTTGACAGCGAAAAAGAATTGAGAAGGCTTGTATCGAAAGGTCTGAAAAAGCGAGGGAAATGGAATAGAGAATATCGCAACAGATGTTTGATGGAACTTGATGTAATCCATTACCATGGATTTGACGACTATTTTTTGATGGTGCAGGAATACGTGAACTGGGCGAGGGAACACGGTATTGCAGTCGGGCCCGGACGTGGTTCAGCATGTAATTGCCTTGTTGCCTATGCCATTGGCATAACAGATGTGGACAGCATAAAGTATAAGCTGGATTTCAGTCGATTCATGCGAAAGGAGAAAAAGAAGCTTCCGGATATTGATGTTGACTTCGAAACAGATCGGCGGCAGGAAGTGATAGACCATGTAATACAGAGGTATCCGGGTAGAGCTGTCCAGATATGCTCTTACGGCGAATATAGCGTAAAATACCTTGTAAATGATCTTTCCGGTGTGTGTGGCTTGAGAACATCCGGAGATGAATTGGACGACTGGGACAAGGAGCAGAATAAAAAAGTTGTTGCTGACATAAAACGGTATATCAACAGTTTCGAGGAAGACGGAAAGATTAACTTTGAAAAGCTTCTCGACGATCCGCGGACAGAAGAATATAACAGCCAGTATGACAACATAATAAAACATTTTTGCAAGATGTACGGCAAAGTGAGACAGCTCGGTACACATGCGGCCGGGGTTGCTGTTGTCGGAACAGATATCTCGGATTATACCTGTGTTGTAAAACGTGGAGACAGTTTTCGATCTTGTTACGATCTGAATGATCTGGAGCATATTAATTGTACAAAGTTCGACATGCTTGGCCTGAAAACCGTTTCAGAGCTGTTGGAGCTGGAGCAGATAACAGGGCATAAGGTGACTGACGAAGACATTGAACAGCCAGAAATCTATGAGAATTTTCAGAAAGGGAACACGGACGGTATTTTCCAGATGGAGAAATCAGCACCAAAGGATATTCTGAGGATGATACGTTGTGATTGTATTGAGGACGTAATCGCAGTAAATGCTCTGAACCGTCCAGCTCCACTACAGTTAAAAATGCATGAAACATATGCATACAATAAATTGTCTGGGAAAACAGACACGAATACGCCATACTACAAATATACTCGTGAGACTTATGGAACGATTTTGTATCAAGAACAGACCGTAGAAGTAGCACAGAAGGTTGGCGGGTTGACTCCGGAGCAAAGCTTTGATCTGTTAAAGATTATGAAGAAAGCAGAAAATCTGACAAAACCGGAATATGTTCCGATTATTGAACAAATGAGAAAAGACTTCTTCCGGGGCTGTAAGTCGCACAGAATGACGTTAGAACAAACCAAAGAACTATGGGCAAGTATGCTGATCTATGGCTTCAACAAAGGGCATTCCACAGGGTACTCTATTATCAGTGTCGATCAAATGTGGTATAAAATGCATTATCCGGCTGTGTTCTGGTACGTAAAAATAAAGTATGCCGGGAATGACAGCGATTTCTATAAATACTGTATGTTCGCCGCAAAGGATGGGGCTGTGGTTATGCTTCCGCATGTTAATTACAGCGCAAAGACATCTATCCGTAAAATAGATGGGGAATATGTAATCCAACAGGGATTAAACTCCGCAAAAGGAATAGGAGACAAGGCGGCGCAGGCAATTGGGGAAGAAAGAGAAAAGAACGGTGTGTTTCGTGACTTTGACGATTTCTATGACCGTTGCAAAGGCGGTGCGGTAAATGAGCGCGTAATAAAAACATTGAAAGAAAACGGTGCGCTAGAGTTCCATAGAAAAAAGTATCTGAAGCGTGTTGTTGCGTATAATAGTACATTACTCGGAAAGGCAGAAAGGATGGTAAAATGAAATATAACAGATCAACCAAAGAAGATCGATGTAGTAATTGTGCATATAACAGATATGACAGCGAATTGAAAAGGTATTACTGTAATAATAAAGCATCAGACTGGTATGACAGCACAACGGAGTATGATGATAGCTGCGAATTCTGGGAAGGTAAGGACTAAGTATGAAAGCAATGGACAAAGCAAGAATTATGAAGTTATGCGAAGACATAAACAAGAAAGAGGGAGAAGGATCTGTCTATAGTCTGGGATCGAAAAACGGAAATCTGAGAATAAAACGCTGGTCAACTGGGATCCCTGATCTGGATGCAATTATTGGAGGTGGAATGCCGTGCGGAAGAACTGTCGAGGTTTTTGGTGCAGAGTCAGCCGGGAAAACCTCTTTAATGTATCATTTGTGCGGGATGCATGAGTTGTGTCTACACATTCCGATAGAAGGAACATTTGACGCTGACAGGGCAAGGGTGTTTGGAAATCGCAAACAGCAAATGATCCTCTACAAAGCGAAATACGGAGAGAAAGCTTTTAATCGTGCGATTCGTTTTGCAGAGGAGGGGATCCCGTTAATTACGATAGATAGTGTCCCGTCCATGCAACCAAAAGACGATGTGGATAGAATCAGAAAAGCAGTAAATACAGACAGCGAACAGGAAATGAGAATCGGAGGCGTTGCCCGGTTAATGGATAAGTATCTTCCCACCTTGGAGGATGTAATAGAGCAGACTGGGACAACTGTTATATTTGTTAATCAGATCCGTGACAAGATGAACGCCTTGCCGTTCGGGGATAATATACAGACTCCCGGAGGCCATAAGCTGAAACACAGTGCAAGCCTTAGAATACAGGTTGCTCGGAAAGGATACATCGAAATTCCGAACTATAATCCACGTAACGCAGAGGCCAAAGAGCGTATCGGAATAATTATGAAGTGCAAGGTCGTGAAGTCTAAGGTATGCAATCCCATGCAGTCGTGTGAGATCCCACTGATTTATGAGAGGGGATTTGTAGATTTTGTGGACTTGGACGCGGTCAGAAAAGAGATCATGAAAGAGCACAAAGAAAGGTATCTAGGAAAGTGAGATTATACTGTATTACTTATAACATAACAATAGACAGGAGCAGTAATAAAAAGAGGTTCTTCTGTTATGCTAAGACTCAGGCCGAGGCAGTAAGAAGGTTTATAACATGTTCTGGGCTGTCTAAGAGTTATGTTATAAGTGTACACATCGTAGAGGAGGAATAAGCATGGGGCTGATAGATAATATAAAGCGGGATGCAGACGGGAACCGGACGATTATACAGAAGACAGAAGATGCAGAGCTGGAAGGGAAGCTAAACCAACTGTTTTATTTGCCAAAGAATATCGAGAAAGAAACGGAATTTGTTCACAATGTCATGACCAGGGGGCAAGAGACAGAAGAAAGGAAGGGGCTTCATGCCTCTGCAATTATTGTGTCGGATAATAAGTTCTGTTATCGCCAACAGGTGTTGAGTCTGTTTTACAAGCAATTGCAGGGCGAGCAAGTAGAGGTCGGACTGAAGCGTATTTTTTCTGAAGGTGACTCGATTCACGAGAAGTGGCAGAGGTTGTTTATTCGTGGTGGATATTCTGAGCCGGATGAACTGGATGTAACGCAATACAGCCCAGAATACGATCTGCAATACACCCCAGATATTCTGTGTACGATTGACGGAGAAGAAATGGTCGGAGAAATCAAAAGCATGAATACATATGCATTTCAGAAGATGGTCAAGACTGCTTCTCCTCATCCGTCTGGAGAAAAGCAGTTACAGCTTTATCTGTGGCTTACAGGTCGGGAAAAGGGCTTTACGCTGTGCGAAGATAAAAACACACAGAATATTAAGGTTAAGGTTGTAAAAGCCGATATATCGAAAATTACGCCTTTTATAAACCGATTGGAGAATATCCAGTATTATAAGGAGCGGTTGCAACAAAAAGGGAGACTCGTAAAGCGTCATGACCTGTGCACGGGGTATAAATGTGACATGGCGCAAAAGTGCCCTATGCGCGAGGTATGCTATGGAAGGAGCAGGGAGAGGTTAAGTTGATACGATATATTGCTAGTTGTAGTTTTGGAAAAGATAGCCTTGCAATGGTTATTTTATTGATTATGAAAAAATATCCGCTTGACGAGGTTGTTTTTTATGATACCGGGATGGAGTTTGATGCAATTTATGAAAATGAAAAGAAGTTAAAAAGAATATTGAAGAGAAGGAGGATCGGATATAAAAGGATAGTACCTGAAAAAAGTTTTGAATATCTTGCATTTGAACACAAATGTAAAAGAAGGGATGGAACCGTATGCGTAGGATATGATTGGTGTGGAGGTTTAAGAAGGTGGGGAACTTCGCAAAAAAATAGAGAAATAGAAAAATATTATAAAAGCAAATATGGGGATGCAGATTTAATAGTTGAGTATGTTGGCATTGCAAAAGATGAGTTGAATCGTGTTGAAAAACAAAGGATAAAAAGAGGAAAAACTGTAAAAATATATCCTCTTGTCGAATGGGGAATGACAGAAAAGGATTGCTTAAGTTTTTGTTATGAGCATAATATAAATTGGAAACAAAATGGTGTCGATCTATATAAAATATTAGACAGAGTGAGTTGTTGGTGCTGTACAAACAAAAATCAAAAAGAGGTAAAAAATATAATAATGTTTTTACCGGATGTGTGGACGAAAATAAAGGGCTATGAAAGGAGGTGCGGAGTTCCGTACAAAGGGAAGGGATGCAAATATTTTGAGGATAAGTTTAAGGGTTGACAGTGTTCAGCCCTTATGTTATAATATAGGCATAACAAAGGATAGCAGGAGGTAAAGCAAATGAAAAGATATAAAGTGTTTCAGAACAATGTTTTCTATCCGGTCGGGTACGTCGAATGTGATAGTATTGATGAGGCTATTCGTATTGGACGAGAAAGCATAAGCAAAGAAATAAATGGTTCTCAGATGTGTAGCGAAAAGGAAAGATATTTAGTCGGTATCCCGGTATACGATAGAAATGGAGCGAGAAGAAAATGAAGCGCATAACATTAATAACAGACATAGACCAGATTGTCTATGTTGTGTTTGCATCAAAGCGGGAAGGATATAAAGACAATGTTGTCTTCAAAGCAGTGGTAACAGGAGCACAGATCACGCAGGAAAAGCATGTATTGTATAAATGTAAGTCATTGAAGGCTGTAACCAATAAAGAGGATAGCATCAGACATTATGTTAAACATTTTTACTATAAAAATAGTAATATCGATACTGGAGTTCGAGGCTATGGAAATTGTTACCCTGTATTTACGGATAAGGAGAAGTGTCTGAAATGGCTGAAAGGGTAAGAAAATGTTGTTGTTACAGTTGCATTCATTTGCATAAAGAAAACCCTATTGTTTCGGGGGAAATGGCGTTGTATCGTTGTACAAGTCAAAAGAGGAACGGGCGCTGTGACGGATGGGTTCTACGTGATGATCCGGAGGCTGGCCTTGCACAGCTGGGATGTTCTTATGGTAACAAGTTGTATTCCGGAGACATAATAGAGGTTGAGAGCATATTCAGTGATAGCAAACAACGCTATCTGTATTGCGGGAAGTTAAGAGGATACAGGCTTATTGTTGATATGCCAGAGTTTGTTCCTCATGTTGTGCCAAACAGTTGGTTCAGGTCTATGACTGGGAGACTCATGAGACAGAATCACATTATTATACAGGAGAAAGAACAGGGTGCATATTATAAAAAGTTGGCGCGATCCATAAAAGAGAGGTATAACCATGAGCGACAAAAAGATGAGGGAAAGAGATTATAAGAAAAGGTTTTTGAATGGATTAAACCTGTTGTGTAAGACAAGAAATATGTATGAAGTATGGTCTGATGCTATGTATCTGTTCGCTACTGGGATTGCAAACCCGATAATCTCTCAATTCAGAGAAAATGCAGTGTTTAAGGACGTATGGGAAGAAAGAGAACGGGAATATCTGAGGATCATTAACAAGTACAATAAGAAGGAACAGAGATTATTTCCTCAGATGCTCGCGCTACTTGTGAAAGAACTAGACATTCATCCATGGCAGGACTTGATAGGTGAAATCTATATGATGTCTGGGATATCAAGCAAAGATAAAGGACAGTTTTTCACGCCCTATAGTGTATGTCAGATGATGGCTGGGATAACAATGCAAAAGAAAGCGGTTGCAAGGACAGTTCATACGGATGGATATGCTTCTGTATACGATTCGGCATGCGGGGGTGGTGCAACACTAATAGCCGCCATTGAGCAATGCTCTAAGATATTCAAGAAACTGAATTATCAAAATCATGTATACTTTGTAGGTCAGGACATTGACCGTACTGTTGCTAATATGTGTTATATACAGTTATCTTTGCATGGTGTTGCGGGATATGTTGTGATAGGAAATACAATAACAGAACCAGTGGTAACAGACTTACATAGGATCTGGTTTACTCCGACATGGTTTAGTGATGTGTGGACATTGCGCAGGCTGTTTCACGGACAAAATATTCTAGGAGATGAAATCAAAAAGAAATGTCAAAAGCAACGTTAAAGATTACAAAGTGCAAGGGCGAAGGACAGGGGCATTGTAAGATGTGTTCCGATAATGGAAAATGGAATAGAAATTGGATGTGCTTTCTTTATGAGATTCAGGAATATGAAGGTTGCTATTGTTCCGAATGTGTTAAGAAGATAAAGGAGAAACAAAGTGGATAAGGTAGTAATCGGGATAGACCAGAGTTATACCAGAACAGGTATTACAGTGCTGGTAGACAGAGAAGTTTTTGAAGTGTACAGTATCGATTTTAAGGGATGTAAGAATAATACAGAGAAGCGTATAACACTAAGAGGGAAGATTATAGATATTATTAATCAGGCAGTGTCAGAAATAAAATCGGAAAATATCATAATTATTTGTGAAAGGATTCGTTTAAGGTCGCAAGGTTTTCTGTCTGAGAACTATATCAAATCAACAGGAGCATTGATTGCAAGCATTATTGACATTTGTTATGGCTATAATCTCCCCGTTTATTCTGTAGATACAAGAGCATGGAAATCCGCTATTATTGGTAGCAGTAAACCTCTAAACAATCCATATGGTATCAATCCAGAGAAGTACCGCACAATCTTGTATATGCGTGATAAAGGGCTTTTAAGTTGGATTGCCGAGGAATATTCAGGTAGGGGAGAAAAAGGCGTTATATGGGCAAATAGAACGGTGAGAGGGCATAAAGAAAAAGTCCGCATTAAGGTAAATGATGACCTGGCTGATTCCTATTGTATTGCCTTATATGGTTTCCTGCCAAAGTCAAAACAAAAGCTGAAAGAAGAACGATTTTAGGGCGTGAACAATCATGCCCTTATTTTATTGCAATAAATTATAACATAAGGGTTGACATAACATAACAATTGTGTTATTATAATATCAGAACAAAGGAGAGCACAAGAGAGGAGCAGAGGAAATGAGTATTAAATATTCTGAAATGACAGATGAGCAGTTATTAGAGCTTCAAACTAACCTCACAGCAAGAGGTAACTATAATGCGGCTGTTGAGGTTAGTGACTTTCGAAAGCTGTTTAACAAAAAAGTCAAAGTCGTGAAAGGGAGAAAGGTTCCTAGAGGAACAATCGGAACATGTTTCTGGGTAAAGCGATATAATTACTCTCGTTATGGAGATGCATGGGGAATATACAGCGACACAAGAATAGGGATCAGGACAGCAGATGGAGAGGTGCATTTTACATCATCCAATAACGTGGAAGTAATAGCATGAAGGAGAGATGAAAAGAAAATATATACCGATCAGAGAAGCGATAAGACAGGTAAGAAAAGCTACTAGGGGGTGGTGAAAGCATGGCAAAAGTAACAAGGGAAACAGAAAAATATAAACACATAGTATTATATGAAACAGACACAACTAGAATTAAGCTAGTAGAGGATAAGAAGGACAGAGCGTATGACAAAATCTGTTTTACAAAGTTCGGAAATGAATATTATGAACCAGAAAGTATTTCAGTTTTTCGTTATGAGGATGAGCAGTTAATAGAGGATATGAAAGAGAGATATGGGGCTGAGTAATCAACCCCTTTTCTTATGCCTTTATTTGCCCCTAGAATCAATTTTAATTTATTACCTTTATAAGTTATAGCCTATCCATATAAAGTGGCTTAAATCGCCAAATAGGCGTGTCAGAAGGGCATTTGTATATTTCCACCACCCTAGTTTGCTATCCAATGTCAGCTCCATTTATGTTTATACTTCATTACCAGTATTACTCTTTATTTTCTTTCTTTATATATTTCTTTCTTTTGTTTCTGTTCTTGCATTGTTAATACATAAGTGTTATAATACACATAGGAGGTTATATGTTATGTATGAAAGAAAATATATAACAGATAAACAAGCAAAAGAATTAAAAGAAATTTAAAATAAATATTGATAAACAAATTATGTTATGTTATTATAATACACGTAAATAGGAAAACAAATACAGAGTAAAAAAAGGAGGAACAAACATGGGGAACTGGAAACAGAGGAATCACAAGATCGTAATTCCGCAACAGAACAAGTTAGATAAAATAAAATGTCTGGTTTGTGGAAATGAATTTATCCCAACAAAAGAAGGACATTATGTTTGTCGGGATGATATCACACAGGGAGGAATAGGGAACGCAATGTCAGGAAATAAAGAACCTTCTCTGTGGGATTGTTGGGATTGTCCGGTATGTGGAACGCAGCTAAGAGGGAAACAGAGATTTAGAGAATATGACAGTAGAGTGGATGAAATCATGGATGTAAAAGCATGGGATTAACAAAGGAACAGGCAGTAGAAGAACACAGAAAGATGTGGAGATGGATCGCAAAGGAGCTAGAAACCCATTCAGTAGGAGAGCTTGCAGGAAAGTATTATGGTCTACCAGAAATGAAAAAGGAATATATGAATAAATTCATAGAGGAACATAAGATAAACCATTTCGTATTAAAATGCTGTTTCTGTTGCGAATATGCCGCACAAGAAAATGGAGATATTCAAACAAGATGTATAGAATGTCCTGTGGTATGGCCTATAGAGGGAGAACATCTGTATCAATGTGATGTTAATGGTGGTATATACGATTCTGCTTGTAAACATTATAGACAGATGATATACTGTTGCAATGACCTGTTTGGTGTGTGCCAGTATGAAGCGAAAAACGAGCACAAAGAGATATGTATGAATCTGTGTAAGCAGATTGCAGAGTTACCAGAGGCATAGAACATGGACAATGTAATATATACATTCAACGTGTATTGGACAGACAAGATGAAAGCTGATTTTCTCCAGCGTGTGATATTGATACATAGTTATCTGTATTATGAGCTGGACAGTCAAAAGTGGACAGACAGTAAATTTGACAAGGTAAGCAAACAGCTCGTAAACATACAGAGCCAATATGAGGAAATATGGATACGTGAACATACACAATATGGTTATGTGTTTTATGATTTCGATGGGACAACAGGGTTTGATCTGTGGGACAGGCTGGAAGAACAAGACAAAATATTTATTATGAACATTGCGGTAAGGATGGTGCAAGGGATATGAATTATGAATATAATTGGTATTGCAAGGCAGTGTCGCAGGAAGAACAAATGTTCCGTGATCTGTTTGGTGAAGAAGAGCTGGAGCAAGCGAGAAGAAAGGGATATGCGCAGGTAAAGCCATATCTTGAATTCTTAAGAGAAGAAATGGAAAGAAAGTCGAGAGAACAAGATGGAGATTAGAAAGCAATATGATATCAAGAACCTGATAAAATGTTTGCAGGACATAATTAACAATACTGAATGTGCCTATCGTAAGGTAAGTGTTGATATAATCACGTTACAGCAGATCATGGACGTTTTGACGGAAGTAGAGAGGCATGAGGTTGTAGAGAACATATCGTCTAAAAACGTGGCAGAACGATGCGGATACAAGCCGCCTATTGGATATACCATACCATGTGCAAAAGTGGCAAAGGCAAACTGTGACAATGAGTTTGATCCGTGTCCGGGAGAATTTGACAGCAATATGAAATGTTGTCTTGACGGGATCATGAATGATGAAAGCTGTAAGGACTGTTATAAAGCCCCGTATGAGGAAAAATCTGAATGTTTTTTGAAATATACGGAAGAAGAAGCCGAAGCAAGAAGGTGCAAAGAATGTTTTTATAAAGGCAGATGTAAGAGGGAGAGCAGAAAAGGATTAAGACAATGAATAAGCGAAGTACAAGGTTTTACCGGAAGAACGAAGCAGAAGTCATGGAGCGTCTGGGGTTTTCTCCCACTGTTAATAGCGGAGCGGGGTGGATCCAGAAAGAAGATGGAGAGTCTGAAGATTTTGTATGCCAACTTAAAAGCACGGACAAGGAAAGCATAAGTGTGAAACAAAAAGATCTGTTAACGCTGGAAATACATGCCTCAGAGAGCCATAAACTGCCTGTATTTGCGTTCCAGTTTTTAAATAGGGATGAAGTGTGGGTAGCGGTGAGAGAATCGGATATCGAGGCAGTTAAGGCCGTCATAAAGGGAGAGAAAAAGAAAGAACAGGTTGACGAGCCTGAGGAAACAGAGTATAATTTTGATGCTGGCAATGAATATGCAAAAAGAAGTGTTGATTCACTGCTTGCAAGAAAGAAATACATGAGACAAAAGCAGAGAGAAGCAGAGCAGAGAAGAGCGGAGATGAAAGAGACAATTAAGGAGAACAGGAGGAAAAGAGCAGAACTGTGGAAAAGGAAATGAAACAGAAAGGTATAGCGTATTTTGCAGGGCTTACAATCAGCCCGGTCGGGGCAGTTACTCTCAAATTTAAGCTCCGGTATGATGAGATTGTAACAAGCGTAAATTTGCTACAGGGTCTTAACAATGACATTACGATTATTGCGAAATGTCCTGACAAAAAGCCAAAGAATCTTGGTTTGTTTACAATCGGGGGAATGAACATTGATAAGGACGGAAATGCAACTATTCCGTTCAAGTCGTTAACAGAGAATGTTAATCTGTCAGACATTTGCGACTTAGTGGATGAGAGTTATATACAGCTTATGTTCCGGGCAGTGATTGAACTGCCGGATTCAGAAGTACAGGAGAAAGAAGGTGATAGCGAATGGGAAGATTAAGGTTTGAGGAGCTTGGAAAGGCAAAGTACCGAGAAGGAAGGGCGCTCGTGATTTCCAGAGCATACAGCAACAGAGACGGAGTGTTCGAAGGGTATGCAGTAACACAGCAGTTGATTGAGAACGAAGGGAAGGAAAACGAAACAAGGGTATTTCTGAAAAATGGAATCGGGGTTGTTTCGCCGGAATCTCTTGTTATGCTTGCGGATCTTATGGCCGAGATCTGCCATGATGAGGGGTTGTTGACAATCAGTGATGCATCCGATGATGAAGCAGAAGAAGTGTAAAAATATAGCATATTATGTTGACATTGATAGCATAACATGTTATAATAATAAATGTAAATAAAGAAAGACTCAGAGAAGAAAAGGAGAAAAAGAAATGGCAAAAAACTGGAGCGCATACGAAGCGGCAAAAGAAATGTATGGGAACAATGTAGAGAATATTCAGGATATTGGTTCAAGATATCCACTGTTCAGCAGAGCAGTAATGCAGATCAATTATGATGCACTTCTTGATATTCTTGCGGCTGTTCCGAAGATCACGGCGAGAGTGGTTGAGACTGGTTTAAAAGCTGTGTCCGAAGGAGATGTGCCGGAAGCAGAAGAGGAGAAGAAAGAGAATACCAAAAAAGAGAACACAAAAGAGGAAGCGGACGAGCCGGAGGAAGAGGAGTCTGAAGATTACGAGAGCATGACAGCACAGGCACTTTATAAACTGTGTTGTAAGAGGGGCCTCTCCGGGAAATGTAAACAGAGAAACAAGAAATTTCTGATCGGCGTACTTACTGAGGCAGACAAAGGCACGGCAGATGAGCCGGAGGAAGAGGATGACTGGGACGAGGAGGAGGATACTCCAAAAGACCCGTATGCAGGCAAAGGAGCAAAAGAGCTCTATGAGATGTGCAAGGATCGTGGAATCAAAACAAAGCCGAAAATGAAAGCGGCTGAGTATGTCAAACTGCTCAAAAAAGCAGACGAGACAGAGGCAGAAGAGCCAGAAGACGACGATGACGAATGGGATATTTAATAAATGAGCGCAGTGAGGGCGGCGATTGACCGCCCTACTGTTATATTAGAACAGGAGTAAAAGCATGAAAACAGAAGACATTTTAAACATTGATTGCAGAGAGCAGGAAGGTAGAGACACATTAAACAGATTTCTTTGGAAGATCAAACCGGTCACAAAACTCGGTGTCCCAAAAGGATGTATACTGAGCATTGAAGATCTGGAAAAAGTATTGCATGGAATAAGCATAAGATACGGGTATACTATACAAGGGATACAGCCGTATTACGAGGACAATCAAAGATTCGTGTTCTTCTCCTGCGGTGTAATGAAGCTACAGGAAAATACAAAAAGAAGACTTGGAACATGGATCGGTACAGTATATGGAATAACATTGTGGGAGACTATGGCAAAAATAATCGTAAAGATTTACGGAGATATTATGGAGAGGAGAAAAGATGGGAAAGCTTAGTGTAATATACTATACAGACGGAGCTTGTTCGGGAAATCCGGGCCCCGGAGGGTGGGCGGCTGTATGCTTAAAAGAATGTACTTGCGGGTACAAGACAGAGATTATAAGCGGAGGAAAGGAAAACACAACAAATAATGAAATGGAGCTAACAGCGGCTTATAAAGCGTTAGTAAAAGCCTATAAGAGCGGGAAAAAGCAGGTGACAATATACAGCGATAATGCATATGTTGTGAACGCTATAAAGAACAGATGGCTGTGTAATTGGTGTGAGAACGGATGGAAGACCCGGGAGGGGAAAGAAATCAAGAACAAATACATCTGGGAAAAGATGTACAAACTCGTGTACGAAAAGGGAATGTATGTCGAGATGAGGAAAGTAAAAGGACATTCCGGGGATCCTCTTAATGAGCTGGCAGACAGAGTAGCAGTCAGAATGCGTAACGAGTACAGCAACTGACGGAGGTAAAGCATATGATAGTAGGAGATAAGCTGTTCGAAAGAACATTTGAAGGTAGGACGCAGAAAGATGCATATCTTACTTGTTGTAAATGGGTAGCGTCAAACATAATTGCAATAAATAACTGTAGGCATGTTACATACAGCATTGAGAAAGCTGAGCAGAGATTTCCGGGCAAAGTAAAGCTGACTGTGTATGTTAGCGCAGATGAGGAGCAGATAAGGGATCATAATTGCGAGGTGTGCCAAGAGGTCGGCGGGATCTTGTACTCAACAGAAGCGAAATACAGATGCTACAGTTGTAAGTTAGAACCGTATCGCAGGAGAATGAAAGAGAGGTTAGAAATGTTAAAAGATGGAATGAAAGGCGGGATCTTAAAATGATGGCATACAGAAAAAAGAACAAAGGGAATACAAGAAATTTCAAAAAGATTGTGACTGACACGCTGAGAGAGCTTATATGTGATGTATCAATCTGTATGTATGAGAATGGTAAAATTCTTATCTATATGCTACAGATATTTTTTTTCATTTTGTTTTGTGGATTGTCTTATTACGTTGATTTATCGGTGTGCGCGTTGTTATTCACGTCAAGTCTGTTTGTCACCGAATACCTCTTTCGTTTGCTTTCAAATGTGAAACATGTGTCTGAAGATGGGATGCCAATACCGCCAGAACGGTATACAAAGACTACAGAAGAGGGGTTCGTACAGGTGGAAAAGATCGAAGAGGCAGTTGTATACCTGTGCGACGTAGAAGATTATCTGAAAAGGAAGGGACTGTTAAAAGATGACCACACCATGTAAGGGCTGTAATGTGAGATATGTTGGGTGCCATGCATTATGTAAGAGCTATAAAGAGTGGCGAGCAAAGATGCCAAAGCCGGACTATAAAGAAAGAGAATACAGAATGTATGTCAGAGATGCTGTAAACAACATGAGGAGGGGAGTTTCACATAACCCCTGCTGTAAAATGACAAAAAGATAAATATTTTTCTTGACATATTATAGATAACATGATATAATATATAGCGTAAAGGAGGTATCTGTGGATAGAGATACATAGTGACAGCCTGAAATGTCTGCCGGAATGTGAAATGAAGTGTCGCATCGACAAAGGCGCATATATACCACCTTTTAATGAGCCATGTTCCAATTCCCGAGATTTTGATGCGACACTTTATATAAATGAAAATAACGCTTGTGGCGGTTGATATATGCTGAGCGCCGATGACATTTTGTTGAAATTCCTCTCTTATAGTTTTAAGTGTGATTTTCGCCACAAGCGTTATTATATAGAATCTATGTGACAAGGGATTTTCTCTTGTCGTATTTTTATATATAAGGCAAAGAATAGGAGGGAAGAAGAGTGCCACGAGTGAAAGCAGACAGAAGCAGGCCAGACCCGAGAACAGACTTCTCCGTGCAGAAGAAGAACCTTGTAAACCTTGCGGATAGGCCGCCTGAAGAACGTAGGAGGATCGCGAAGCTGGGTGCGCAGGCAAGGATCCGGAAGAAAGAAGAAAAGATGCAACTACAGAAGTGTATGCGGGAATTGCTAGACATGCCAACAAATAAGCCAAAGCAGAAACAGCTTTTAAAAAGCTTTGGGTTTAACGATGAGCAGTTAACAAACAAGACGCTGTTAATGGTTGCCTTGTTTCAGAAGGGATTAACAGGAGATGTATCTGCAATTCGTGAGACAATCGGAATGATGGACAAGCTTGACATGTTTGAGCAGTCTGGTGAGTTAACGAACAATGTTGTGATTAATCTTGTTCCTGTGGGATCCAGCTATGTTCCGGGTGAACGGGAGGCAGAAGAAATAAAAGAAGTAGAGAATTATGATCCATTGTCAGACGAGCCTGAGATACCGGGCGGCCTTGACGAGTGGGATGACTGGGAGGAGGATACATATGATCCAGAGTAAGAAATGTCCTGAGGGCGCAGATTGCCCGTATAAAGCAAGCAAAGCAAGAGAGGCTATAAGAAGTATGTCTAATCATTTAAAATGGCAGGAACAGGCAAATATGAAGCCTATAGACGTAAAAGAAATGAATGCATTGGCAAAGGAAGAGTTAATAAAGTACCAGAGGACAGGATTAACACCAGAAGAAATCACAGGACTGTTAGAACATTTGCAGGGCGAGTGCTGGTTATGTGAGCATAGCAAACCGTATGACATAAGTGCAACCAGAAAGTTATCTGTGTGTGAGTTAGGTTATCCAGACAGGAAAGAAAGCAACACAAAGCCAGTTGCTATGATCCGTGACAAACAGTGTTCGCAGTGGAAACTGAAATATTTTACGGGGGAATAACATATGCAGGCCATATTTCGAGATAACATGGATCAGGCAGAAGAGTACAAGGAAAACAAGTACAGAGTGGAATACAGGAAGCGCATGAAACACGGTGGAGCACAAATAGAATATCCAGACATACATACCTGTGAAATATATGCACGTAACATAACGGAGGCAAGAGAAAAGGCAGAAATGTTATTAGATGCATCCGGAAAGAAAAACAATCTAGGCAAGAACAGGATTGTATCTATTAAAATGTTAGAGCGTAACAGGAGTAACAGACCGGGTAAAACAGAGTACGAAAAAGCAAGGAGAACATAACATGAGTAGAGAACATATTATATATAAGCCTATTAGGGATTTAAGGCCATATAAAAAGAATGCAAAGAAACATCCGAAACAGCAGATAGAACAGATTGCAAACAGTATTAAAGAATTCGGTTTTACTCAGCCCGTGTTGATTGACAAGCATAACAATGTTGTAGCGGGACATGGCAGGGTGCTGGGCGCAAAGAAAGCAGGATTAACAGAAGTGCCTGCATTATGTTTGGATGGTCTGACAGAAGAGCAGGTAAAGGCATACAGGTTAGCAGATAACAAACTGAATGAAAGTGCGTGGGATAGTGTGCTGTTGAGTCAGAGTTTAGATGAGATCACAGAGCTTGATATGAGCTTGTTTGGTTTTGATCTGGGAGAAGCAGTGGAACAGGAAGAACAGAAATACACGATGAAAACAAATATTCCACAGTATGAACCAAAAGGGGAAGAACCAGACATAACAGAGCTTGTGGATATCAGCAAAACAAAGGAGCTGTTAGAACGAATTGAAGCGAGTGACGTAACAAAGAAACAGAAACGGTTCTTAAGGCTTGCCGCATACAGACACTTATGTTTTAACTACAGTAAGATTGCAGAGTATTATTGTCATCAGAACAAGGAGATGCAGGAGCTCATGGAGGACAGTGCCCTTGTTATTATTGACTTTGATGATGCAATTGCAAAAGGCTATGTTCAGTTATCAAAACAGGTAGCATTACTGAGAGGAGAGCAGGAACATGAGGCATAAAAGTTTTGTTGTGTTCATCCTGTCTCATGGTAGGGCAAGTAATGTAAAAACATTAAAGACTTTAAAGCGTGCCGGATATACTGGTAAGGTTCTTATTGTGATAGACAGTGAAGACCCCTTAGAAGATGATTATAAGCGCATATACGGGAAATCAAGCGTTGTGGTGTTTGATAAGTCAAAGGCGTCTGGGTTGTTTGATATTATGGACAATTACGATGATAGCAGAGGGGTTGTTTATGCAAGAAATGTCTGTTTTGACGTAGCGGAACAAACGGGATACGAGTATTTTCTGGAGCTAGACGACGATTACACATTGTTCGAATACAGAACAAGAGAGAACGGAAAGCTGAAAAGTCAGAGAGTAGAGAACATAGACAGTCTGTTTGATGCTATGTTGGACTTTCTGGATGTGTCTGGTGCTTATACTGTAGCGTTTGCTCAGGGAGGGGATTTGATTGGAGGGACAGAGAACGGGAATTATAACAAGAAGTTGCTAAGAAAGGCGATGAATAGTTTCTTCTGTAGAACAGATAGACGGTTCACATTTGATGGAAGAATAAACGAAGATACTGTTATGTACTGTAAGATGGGAATTCAGGGAAAGCTGGTGTTTACCTATACAGATGTTGACCTTGTGCAGACTCAAACGCAGAAGCAGAAAGGCGGTCTGACAGAGCAATATCTTGATGTAGGAACGTATGTGAAATCATTTTATACGGTAATGTGTTGTCCTAGTTGTGTAACAATTGGAATGATGGGCGGTAGCAAGAAGGGTATGAGACTGCACCATATGATATCATGGAATCATTGTTGCCCTAAAATTATATCAGAGAAATACAAAAAGCAGAACTGAAAATGTTCTGCTTATTTTATTATATAAATATATAAAAAGTAGTTGACAAGTATTTATGTTGTGGTGTATAATAAAGACAGTTAAAGAAGAGCAAAAGCAAAGGAGAACAAAGGAAATGAAAAGAACACCAAAACAGATAGCGGAGGACATTTTTTATGGCAGGGATGATAAGGCAAAGAAAGAGCTTGAAAAGATGATTGGATGTAAGTTCTGCGACATGACTATTGAACAGCGTAGAATTGGGTGTGCGGCTCTATCCGCTTTTGATGGGGTATGGAATAAATAATAGAGGAGATAAGTTGGACATAGCAGATTGTTATAACTGGTGGGATGCTATGTATTATGGTTAACAATCAAGCTCCAGAAACTCGATATGAAGCAATTGTCAGTGAGAACAGTTGTGGAATGTTGATTTCTACTAGTGAGGGCCAACTGGTAGGAGAGAGTGAAGCCCGAGGGATTAATGCCGTTATGGGAAAATAGAACGAGGAGGAGAGTTGCACGTAGTAGGAGAGTGGTGCAGTGTAGGGCTAAATAAACATGAAACGAACAGAACAGATATAACACAAATTACCCGGCTGTTGTCTTTGCCCTGTTCGTTTTATGCATAAGGAGAATTGAATGAATATAAGTGTTACTGTTCCGGATCGGTTTGTATCATTTCTGACCGACTGGGATTATAGACAGTACCTCTCATTCGGCGGCTATGGAAGCGGAAAAAGTTATAGTGTAGCATTAAAGATAATCTTAAAGTTGATGGAAGAAAAGCGGACAGCGCTTGTGGTAAGAAATGTATTTGAAACAATTAGAGACAGTTGTTTTTCATTGCTTCGTGAGATCCTTGACGGAATGGGGATACTGTCTGAGACAAAATCTTTAAACAGGAGAAATACTGGAAAGGTAGTAGCCGTAACAAGTCCTATGGAGATTCGTTTTCCGAATGGAAGCAGGATTATATTCAGAGGACTTGATAATCCGGAGAAAATAAAGTCTATTAATGGCGTGTCTATTGTGTGGATCGAGGAGTGTTCTGAGATTACTTTTCAGGCGTATACGGAATTACTCGGACGTATTCGCGGTAAGGGAGTAACAAAGCATTTCTTTTTGACTTGTAATCCTGTTGGTCGTTGGAACTGGGTATACAATACATTTTTTGTGCACCTGAACGACGATGGAACAGAGCTGGTAATACAGGATGAAGAAGAAGTATACAAAAAGCGCACAGTTGTTAGAAACGGTGTGTATTATATGCACAGTGTTGTGGACGACAATCCATTTGTTGAGGACAGCTATGTAAGGCAGTTGGACTCGCTAAAGCAATTGGATCCTGAACTGTGGGTTGTTGCAAGGTGGGGACGCTTTGGCGTAAGCGGAACAAGAGTGTTGCCGAACTTTGTGGTCGCTCGCAATGCTACACAGTTTAAGGCGAAAGTAAACAGTATCCCGGCAAGGTTCCATTTTTTTGGTCTTGACTTTGGATTCGAGGAAAGCTATAATGCCCTTGTCTCTTGTGCGGTTGATGATGAGAATAAGGATCTGTACATTTATGATGAGGTATATGTAAACCACGTAACGGACGATCGATTCAGTCAGAGACAGGATGTGAGAAAGGTAGCAGAGAGGGCAGGAAGGTGCAAAAAGGCAATAGGTGCTGATGGTGCTGAGCCGAAGTCAATACAATTCTACAGACAGCAGGGGTTTAACATGTATGCCGCGAAAAAGTACGTAGGGAGCAGATTACAGAACACGAAGAAGATGAAGCGTTTCCGACATATCTATTGCTCTCCAAAGTGCAAGAACACAATCCGGGAGCTGAAAGAGTTAACATATAGAAAGGACACAAAAGGCAATGTAATCTATGATGAGTTTAACATCGATCCGCACACGTTTAACTACCACAAACTAGGCGTGTATAAAGTGATGGAAAAACGGGGAAGCTGAGATGCTAATCCGAGCGGAAGTTATGAACGGTAACAGAACATAACACGCGCAACGCATAGGGACTGAGGAAACAAGAACGTCCCCACGAGCCATTGCAATTTATAATAAAGGAGATGCAATCAATGTATGAGAGAAAAAGAGTGAATACATTGGAAAAAGAATACGAACAAGTGCTTGACGTCTACGAAGTAGACAAATATGGAAATGTTTATGGGACAAATGGGATGGAATTAAAACAGGAGCTGAATAGTTCTGGGTATTGTTATGTATCATTAAAAATAAAAGGACAAAGAAGATGGAAGAAGTGTCTTGTGCATCGTTTGGTCGGGTACGGTTTTGTTGATGGGAGAACAGAACAATATAATGAAATTGACCATAAAAATACAAACAAACGAATTAATCGGTGGGATAATTTGAAGTGGACAGATCGTGTCGGGAATATGAACAATGAGAACACTGTTGAGAAGATGAAGAATCAAAACGGTATGAAATGTTATGTCTATGATTTTAGATTAGATTTCATTGGGAAATATGATTCCATGACAGAAGCAGAGAGATTTATCGGAAGAACGATATATGGAATAAATACTAGAGTAAAAGAGTATTATGTTCTGGGTAAGCCAGATCTGAATATTGTTTTAAAGATAAATAGAAAACAGAGAATACAATCTGTTGTTATTACTGACATGTATACAATGGAAAAACATTATTTTTATTCTAACCGAGAAGCAAGAAAGTTTTTTGGAAATAAGGTAAACATAACACAAGCCATACAAAAGAATTGGACTGTAAAGGGAAGATTTAAAGTTCGTAATCTGAATTATAAAAAATTAATAGGTATGCTAGACTTATAAGAAGCGAATTATAAGAGGATTCGGATAAAAAGCCGAGTTGATGACAACGTAGTGCATTGTGGTATGCGTTGGACAAATACACTGTAGCTGATGTCAAAAAACGGAAACCGAATACAAAGAGGTAAGAGATGATAAAACAGAATAAAATAAAAGAGCTAAAGAGATTGAGAGACTTACAAAAGGACAGCATAGGGTCTGAATATGCATGTGGATTGCATAATGGACTGGAGCTTGCAATATCTGTTCTGGAGGGCAGAGAGCCTATTATGGAGACTTTTGACAGTGTGCCCGAAGTAATAGAGGGCGAAGAGGAAAAGCCCGGTAGAACGGTGTTTAGCGGGGTCAGAAAGCGTGGTGTATAAATGGACATAAAATACAAAGTTGATGGTATGTTACTTAAGGAGGAAGGAAGTCACGGGAAGATTGCGAGGGGTTCACACAATGTGATTGTGTTATCTTTTGCGTTTGACGAGTCATGGAGTGGCATGAGAAAAGCTGTTGTTATGCGTGACACAGAGCGGACACAATATAATGCACTAATACCGAGTAATGGAAAAGTACTTATTCCGGATGAGGTAACAGGAACATCTCGGATATTTGTGCAGGTTGTAGGAAGGAAAGGCGACATGATAACAAAAACAAATGTTGCTGTAATTGAACAGATATAAAATAAAAAAGGAGGCGAGAGGATGCCAAGTGTAGAGGAACTACTAAGCGGAACGGAGGTGATGGCAGATAGCATAACATACTGTGAGATTGACGATGCAACCAGACAGATTAGTGTCCCAGAAGAATACAGAATCCTAGGTGTAGAATCTGATGAAAAGGCAAAGCGGTTATATTTTCATTGTCCTAAAATTGTAGGCAATAACAACGTTGATCTTACAGACTGCATCTTGTTCATAAACTATCGGAACGCAGGTGGCGAGCTGGACGCTTACCGTATACTGGATGTGGAAGAAGATAGCTCTGGAGAGTATATTACTTTTTCGTGGGAGTTATATCGGCGCGTTACGGCATATCACGGTGATGTTGTGTTCTCGTTTTGTGCTATGAAGCAGGGCGAGATAGAAGTAACAAATGAGTATAACACTGCGATAAACACGCAATGTACGTGTTTGGAAGGTCTTGAAGCAACAGAGAGAGTGGAAGAAACAAACGCGGATGCAATTGTACAGATTTGGGAAGCAATCGATCAACTGAAAGTGTCCGGTGGAGGTGGTGGTTCAGGCACTCCGGGAAAAGATGGCAGAGAAATTGAATTGCAGAACAATGGAACGGCAATCCAGTGGAGATATGTTGGTGATAGTGGGTGGACAGACCTTGTACATCTGTCATCCCTGAAAGGTGAAAAGGGTAACAAAGGAGATACCGGAGCAACTCCGAATATCCAGATCGGAACTGTACAGACACTTGAACCCGGACAGGACGCAACAGCAAGCATGACGGGAACGGCTGAGAATCCGCTGTTAAATCTTGGGATACCGAGAGGAAAAGACGGAGAAAGTTCTACAGGTGGCTGGAGTTCAACGCAGATTGATCTATTTGAAGCTTTTACGAACGTAATAGCATATACGTCACCAGATGCAAATAGTATTGTAAGTTCTCTTATATCGTCCCTCAGAAGTGGATCTTCTGATACTCCAGAAGGCTCATTCTCAATTATTTATGTTCTAAGTAATGTAACAAGCTCTAGCAAAGATAATAGCATAAAATCCGGAGAGCCATATAATACTACCTTAACCGCAAATCCGGGATATGAATTGGAATCTGTAATCGTAAAAATGGGAGGGTCTGATATAACAAGCACAGCATATTCAGATGGAGAAATAACCATTTCTGCTGTTACTGGGAATATAGTTATTACTGCTTCTGCCGTTCAATCATCAGCCTCCGGTCAACTTCCGCAAGACGGACTTGTAGATTATTTTGACTTTAGAAATAAATCATATACTGCTGGTGGAGGTGGACTATATTATATTAATTCTGATTATGGTAATGGCATGTTGTATTCCTGGAGTAATCAATCAAGCAAACAAGGAGATAACATCGGGTTAAAAGGAGTTGGTGGAAATTATACAACAGAGAGAGCAACTGGTTATCCAGTTACCGATAATTTCCCATCTACAAGAACAGTGTGCCTGTTTGGAAAAGGTGGTCCTTCAGTACCCAACAGCATTGGAGTGGATGGTACACTGAATAATGCATTTGTGTATATGATAAAATATAGAGCCATTGATAAAACAACAAAGAGCTTGTCGAATGAGCAGATTCAATATCCTGAAGGATTTACTAAAACTGGATATAACGCTTCTTTTGTCATAGTTAATCAAAATATTTTGAAAGTATATTTCGATGATACTCTTCATAAAACAGTTGATGGAAATGAGATTGAAGATTTTGAATCATGGGATATAATTCCCCTAGCCTTAACATCATTTGGTAATTATGGAGTCGCGTATGCGATTTATAACAAGGAGTTATCTGAAGTAGAAATTGTTGAAGCACTAGAATTCTTCAAAACATTGGAGGTGAGTGAATAATGGCAATATACAATGTAAATGGAGAACCAATACAGTCCGATGGTGGTTCTAACTTTTCTGTAACAAATTATTCAGCATTTACCGACAATGAAGGCTCCGCAAGACAGGCTATATTGACGTATCAAGGAAATAGATTATATCCGTATAATTACCAATCACAACGCACAGATATTGTTAAAAAATATGATGGCGGTGTCATGATAACGCTTGGTGACAGCTATACAGCGTACATGAATTCATTTTTTGATGCATTTGCGAAAAAACATGGACTTGTTCAGGATAACAGGGGACTTGCGTCTTCTACTATTGCAGGGAGTGAAGACGGAATAACTGTTGGGTATCATGCTTTTTGGGTTCGACTGGACGAAGCTATCTCAGAATATGAGACAAAAGGCGGTCACACCATCGGAGATAACGCATATACACTTGCTGATGTCAGGCTTGTTACTTTTATGGGCGGCGCAAACGATTGGTCAACTGTAAATGAAGAAATGGACAGGCTTGGAAAAGGACCGTGGGAAACAGATAAAGAAAAATTGTATGGCGCTTGCAATTATATATTTACTAAATTCCTTGAAAAATTTACAAATGCAGATATTGTGGTAATCTTACAGCCACCCAACTATGCCAATACTGTACCTACACAAGAGGATGGAGCTAAAAATGTGGGTTTTGAGAGTCTTGCGCAGGCTCAAAGAATGACAGACGCTGAGTATTCCAGTTATCTAATGATGAGAAAAGAAGTCATTGTAAGAGAGATGGCTGAAAGATATGGCCTGACAATATGTGACTGCTGTTTCGATTGGTATAATCCAATCAATCCAGATGAGGCTGCGAAATACTGGCAATCAGATAAATTACATCTTACCGCAGACGGCCATCGGGCAATTATAGAAAAACTTGAAAAAGTTGTGAATAACATGAGGGCAAGGGATTAAAAGGATACTTTAAATCAGCGACATAAAGGAGCCAGGGCACATGACATGTACAAGGCGGGAGAATACATGATCTGGACATACGGAACAGTCAAAAAGTGTCTGAGGGACACCAATTTCAGCCCGGAGGAATATCCGCAGGCGTGGGAAGTCGCATAAAGGCAGGTGATAGCTTATGTGGAGGATATGCAATGAATGTCGCAATATGAATACATAGGATTTTTAGTTGGGAGCCTTGCTGTCATTGTTCCGTTGTGTGTTGCCTTGATCGCCCCTATAATTAAAAATACCAAAACAATGACAAGGTTAACGTTGACAATGGAACACTTGATAGATCGTATAGATAAGCAGGAGAAGGCATTAGAAAAACATGAATTGGAATTCGAAGAGTATAAAGCACATGTTAGCGAAGGGCAGAAACGGCAGTGGGATGAAATAAACAAACATCACGACCAGCTGATACGGCAGTGGGATGAAATAAACAAACATCACGACCAGCTGATACGGCAGGGTGATGATATAAACAGATTAAAGAAGGAGGAGTAAACATGTTTAAAAATTGTGTATTCAGCGTCAGCGTTGATACAAAGAAGTGGTTAAAAAAGGCCGGGGTTCGTGCGATAAAGACTGTTGCTCAGGCGGCTATTGCGGGGATCGGAACAGCGGCGGCAATGGGACAGGTCGATTGGAAATATGTTCTTTCGGCGTCTGTGCTGGCTGGCGTTATTTCCATACTGACAAGTATTACTGGAATCCCGGAAGTAGAAGCGACAGAAACCGAGAGCATAGAACAGAAAGGATAATAGAAATGGAACTTAGAAAATGTTTGCTCACGAAGAACAATTGTTACAAATCGGGTGCAAAGATGGTACCAAAAGGTGTGATGTGGCATTCCACAGGTGCAAATAATCCGAATCTTAAAAGGTATGTTCAGCCGGACGATGGAAAGCTAGGAAGCAACGGCAACGGGAATGACTGGAATCGCCCAACTCCCGGAGGAAGGGAGGTTTGTGTACATGCTTTTATCGGGAAAGACAAGAACGGAAAAGTTTGTACATATCAGACGCTTCCGTGGAACTATCAGGCATGGCACTGCGGAGGACCAGGAAACCAGAAATACATTGCGTTCGAAATGTGTGAGGATGGCCTGAACGACAAGTCATATTTCGAGAAGGTATATAAAGAGGCTGTGGAACTAACAGCATATTTATGCGAGCTCTATAACCTGAATCCAGAATCTTCAAATACTGTTATATGCCATCAGGACGGTTATAAGCTTGGGATTGCAAGTAATCATAGTGATGTGTACCACTGGTTTAACAAGTTTGGAAAGACTATGGCGGACGCAAGAAAGGATGTGAAAGCGGCTATGAGCGGGAAGACAAGCGGCACAAAAGTGGAAACAACACATGGAGGTACATCCGGGCACTATTGGGCTACGATGCAGTTGAAAGAATTCGATAGAACAAACGGGCAGAAGTGGATTGTACATAAGCATAGCGACGGGACATATTCTTTCAAGAATGTTGCGTCCACAATTTATATGAGTGTGCGAGACGGGAAGATGGTAAACGATCAGGAGGTTTGGGCTTACTCTTGGAATGACACGAAGTCACAGAGGTTCTTGATTGATCTTGACGAGTCGGGAGAAATTGCGGCAGAGGCACATATTCGCTGTTGTAACGACAACAATATGGTTGTCGAGGTCGACAATGGATCTTATGCGGATGGGTCAAGAATTCAGATTCGAAAGGAAAATGATACATTTGCTCAGAAATGGACATTTCTTCCGACAGGGCATGAGGAGGAATATTACATTCTGAATTATGGATCTGGTAAAGCATTGGATGTAACATATAAATAAAATTTTAGGCAGGCTTGGCCTGCCTTTTGTTATATTACATAACATATTGACATATATAATTATATATTATATAATATATATGAAATAGAGTGAAAGAAAGGAGAGTGAAGATGTCAAACGCTTACTATGATAGAATGGAAGGAAACGTAACAGAAACCACAGAAGTTCTAACAGTTGCATTAAGAGACTTCCCGTACTTTGTGCTAAGAGACGAGATGACAGATCTGAGTTTTTCTGATTATAAAAAAGAGGTTATGAAAACGAAAAACAGGTATCTGCAATATCGTTGGGGTGTTATGTTCAGTCCTGATGGCATACATGGTGACTATGTTGCTTCTGATATACGTTTTAAGGAGTCAAAAACTCTGATCGATAAACAGGCCAGATTCATGTTTTCTCGTACTCCAGATGTTGTTGTACAGTCGAAGGACACGGACGAAAAAGCGAAGAAGCAAGTAAGCCAGTACCAAAAACTAATTGATATGGTTTTGAAGGATAGCAAGTTTCCGGGTCGATTGTTAGCATCAGCAAAGGATTGCCTGATCGGATCACGAATCGCAATTCTGGTAGATTTTTCAGACGTTGATGGAATACAGGTGCATTTCTATAACAGCTTACAATTTTACTACGAGCTGGACGCAGGAACTAATAGGATTGTTAAGTTCATAACGTTTGAGCAGATAAACCGAGGAGAATCGAGTTCTGTCCGTAGATACTTGGTAAATCGTTACTATGATACAAACGGTGTTATTTCTATGAGATCAGCACTGTATGATGGCGCAGGGAGAAAGATAAATGATCTTATAGAAGAAAAGGATATCGACTTGCAGTATATCCCGGCTTATGTTGTCGTAAACACAGGCTTGTTAAGCGATATAGGCGGTATTTCAGATATGGCAGACTTGGCAAAATATGAGTCTGGATATTCCAAGATTGCAAATTCAGATATTGACAGTGAGCGGCGTACAATGAATCCGATTCGTTACACCGTCGATATGAACCCGGATACTACGGAAAATCTCCCGACAGGCCCCGGAGCATACTGGGATCTACAAAGCAACCAGAACATGGAAAGCCCTCACCCGTCCGTGGGAGCGATTGCGCCGTCAATGGGACATACGGAGGCTGTGAAAACAACACTGGACAGAATCAAGACCGGAATGTATCAAAGTGTTGATGTCCCAAACATAAGCGAAGAAACTATGGTGGGAAGTGTTACGTCTGGAAAAGCATTGAAAGCATTGTATTGGCCTCTTATGGTGCGCTGTGATGAGAAGCTAAAAGAATGGATTCCGGCTTTACAATCCATGGCCGAAGCGATTGTTGATTATGCGAAGCTAGAAAAGCAATTTGTTGCTGAGCACTATGTTTTAGAGTCCGTGGACGAAATACAGATTGACATATCTATTCGCCAACATTATGCCTTACTAGACGATGAAACGGAAGAAAAGGCAAGCGATATGTCCGAGATTGCGCAGAATGCAAGGAGCCGGAGATCATATCTGAAGAAGTGGAGAAAAGAAGAGTTCCAGACAGACGAGCAGATACAAGAGGAACTTATGCAGATTGCTGTAGAACTTAACATGTTCGATACCATGAGCATGAATGCACAGGTACAGACGGAATTAAACAAACAGCAGACAAGCCAAAATGTTGACAGCAATCTGGAAGAGGTGGCCACAGAAAATAAATTAGGTGAATGATATGCCAGCATTTCGGTTAAAGAAAGCGGAAGAGATAAGAGATAAAACAACAGAGTCTATGTTAAAGCAAATACGCCGAATGTACTACGAACTGTATAGCGATATATCTAAGCGCATTAGTCAAGGCGGGAACAGTCTGAGCAATCAAAATCTAATGCTAATACAGAGGCAAATACGGAATAGGGTACAGCAGATTAATGAAGAGCTGGACGGAAATGTGAGAGCGAACATGGAAACGGTGTGCGAGGCAGTTACAGAAGATATAAGAACATATCTGAAACAGATGGGGTTTCGAGCTGAAGACATAACACAAGCGTATGTGCATATTCCTGCACAGGTTATAGAGAGCATTGTGACCGGGCAGATCTATCAGGAGGGGTGGAACCTGTCACAGGCAATCTGGGGATACAATCAAAAGACACAGCAGGTGTTACAGAACATTATTACAATGGGTGTTGGAGAAGGGAAGAGCGCATATGATATTGCCAAAGACTTAGAGGCCTATGCTGACCCCAGTGCCAAAAAGACGGCACAGACCATACGTAGTTGGAGATATGCCACAGAAGTTGATGTAAGGGCTGGTAGGGCTTCTGCTGTGGGAGAGAGAATCACAGATTACTTTCGCCCCGGGAAGGTTGACTATAATGCGTTGCGCTTGGCCAGAACAATGGTAAGTCATGCGTATCAGCAGGCATTTGAGCGTGTGAACAGATATGATCCGTTTGTGATTGGGTACCGGTGGCTAACGTCCAATTTTCACGGCAGGGTATGTCCGATATGTATTGAGCGTGCAACAAGCGACAGCTATGGACTTGGTGCAGGCGTGTTTCCAAAAGATGAGTTACCGCTAGATCATCCGAACGGAATGTGTACGTTCGAAGCTGTTATGTCAGATTCGATGACCGAGATTGCGAGGCGCATTGGAGAGTGGTATAATTCTCCTGTTGGCACGTTTCCGGATATAGATAGGTATGCACAAGACTTTATTGCGTAGGAGGAGAAAAGAATGTTAAAAGCTGAGACAGTGTGCAGAGAATGCAATAAAACAAACGAGGTTTTTGAAGGTATACTAAAAAATGTAACAGCGTATGATAAGGACGGGATAGAAATATATCTGTTGTGTTATACTTGTCCTCTGTGTGGCACTTTGAATGTTGTTCAAATTGATAATGCCATAACAAACAGAACGTTGGCAGAATGCAAGAGAATTCTCAGGTATGGGATGAGGGAGAATGGAACAGCAAAGAACAGCATGAAAAAGAAATATAATAAGCTGTGCAAAAAGTTAAGCGCTCAGAGGCAGTTACTTAATAAATCGTATTCGGGCGCTGAATTGTTTGATTCGGCCGGAGAAACTTTTATAAAAAGCTTGACATTATCTTGAAAGGATGGTATAATGGACGTAAGATGTGATAAATGTCGCATCATGTTTAGCGCAAGGCTATATGAAGAGGAAAAGCAGATCGGGAATGAGGTAATAACACAGACTTATATGCAGTGTCCTGTGTGTGCAAGCAAATTTCCGGTCTGTTATGACACTCCAGAAACATTTGCGCTGAAAAAGAAAATAAAGAAAATGTCCCATGCTATTGGAGCATGTGAGACTGTAAAAGCACGACAGAGAATGATGAAGAGGCTACAGAAAAAGAGACAGATGTTAAACGAGAAAATGGAGCAGGCAAAGCAGAGATATTGTGGAGAAAGGGAGAACGAAGATGAGCGAAACAACAAACCAGAATAACAGCCAGCAGACAGAACCGCAGAAAGGGCAGACACAGCAGAATAATAGCCAACAGACACAGAGCAATCAGGGTGCATCTCCACAGCAGGGGCAGAATAATACTTCTGTCGATGTGGAGAAAATTAAAAATGATGCGATTAATAACTTGCTGAAAGAGGCCGGATATGATTCAATCGACACCATGAAGGAAGACCTTGGTAAGTATAAGGATCATGTTAATAGCCAGAAATCTGAGAGCGAGAGAAAAGACGATGAGCTGAAGGAGACAACAAAACAGCTTGCCGAAGAGCGTGAGGCACGTCTGCTCGCAGAAGCAAAGCTGGAAGCCCGTAACATGGGAGTAAAGGCCGGTCTCGTGGATGACGTTGTTATTATTGCGAAGAGTCGTGTAACAAAAGACAAGGATATTGTCGCAGTCCTGACAGAAATGAAAGACAATTCGGATGAAAAGATCTATTTCGAAGATGATGCTGAACCTGATGAGAAAAACAAGAATACAGGACATAACAATACTACACGGCGCAGAGTGCCAAAGAAAGACGAAGCAAACAGCGGATCTAATGGCGCAAAAGATGAGGGATCCGCACAGGCTGGAAAGTATGCTGGGACAATGGCGGCCCGTTTGCTGGGAAATACATCCCGTGGAAAAGGCGGGTACTACTTTAAAAAATAAGGAGGATAAGCATGTTAAACAAGACAGGAGTATTAAAAGAATCTTTTGTTAACGTCGAGCAGATTCTTTTTAATGTGGAACATCAGGTTTCTGTCTCTGTTCTGGTAGACCAGAGTGTGGTAACATCTGCGGATGCATATGGGAATAAAATTGCAAAAGCAGGGACACCATTAACAGGGGATCTTGATGCAAGGACTACGGCATTTACCGCCGCACAGACTTCCGGTTCTCCCACGGCTACATCTAATGCAGTTGGGATTCTTCTGCATGATGTTGATCTTACACAGGGAGATGAAAATGGTACGTTACTTATTTTCGGTTTTGTAAACACAAGCCGAATCGATTCGACAACGGCGGCGAAAATTACCGATGAGGTAAAAGCGGCATTGCCTATGATATGTTTTGCCGCTATGGATGACAAGGCAGAAGAATAAGAAGGGAGTTAAAACATGACAATTTTTGATCTGATTGTTTCCGGTGAGATTGTTGCTTATTGGGAACTGAAAACACAGGACAGAGCTCCATACTTAGGCGAGGAGCTTTGGCCGAATGAACAGAAAATGGGTCTGAAACTGGAATGGCTGAAAGGTTCTAATGGCCTTCCGGTTGTATTACGTCCGAGTGCGTATGACGTGGCGGCTGTACCACGTCCAAGAATTGGATTCGAGAAATTAAGTACGAACATGCCGTATTTCAAAGAGTCTAAATATATCGACGAGGAATTAAGACAGCAGTTAAACATGGTAATGGAGAGTAATAATCAGGCCCTTATTGACATGATTATACGACAGATATTCAACGATGAAATGGAACTTCTGGAAGGTGCGGCGGCACAGCGTGAGCGTATGCGAATGATGGCGCTTACCACTGGAGTCATCAGTATCGAAGGAAACGGTCAGGTGTATGATTATGATTACGGTATGCCGGAAGGCCATAAGGTTACAGTAAGTAAATCATGGTCTGATCCGACGGCTCCGATTATCGAGGATATCCGGGCAGGAATTGACAAGATCGAAGCAGATACCGGAGTAACAGTCGAAAGGGCCGTAACAGGTTCTAAGGTAATCGGATACATGAGGAAAAATAACGAGATTAAAGCAACGCTGAATGCGCTGTCGCAGGGAAATGGATACATCTCCGACGGTCGTATTCTCCAGTATATTTCCGATGAGCTCGGGATCGAAGTTGTGAAGAATGACAAGCAGTACAAGGACGAGACAAAAACTACACAGAGATATGTTCCGGATGATGTTTTTGTTATGTTCCCGGCTGGACAGCTTGGAAATACATGGTTTGGCATGACACCGGAGCAGTCAGATCTGATGAGCAGTAATGTTGCAAATGTATCTATTACAGATACAGGTGTTGCCGTTACAACAACACAGAAAACCGATCCGGTTCAGGTCGAAACAAAAGTAACACAGATTTGTCTCCCGGATTTCCCAACAGCAGATCAGGTCTATATTCTGGATGTGATTGCATAATAACACAGAGGGCGAAAGCCCTCTAATTTTGAAAGGAGGAGCGCAAGTGGTAATTGCAGTAAGAGGGAAACGCAGGATTAAAGTAAGCAGACAGGCTTACAACAAAGTCTTTCGTAAAAAAGGTTTCCGGGTCGTCGAGGATGAAGCAGACAAGAATGTGAATATGGAAGAGTCTGAAAACATGGAAACACCGCAGGAAGATACAGCAGAGGAAAGCACGGGAACATCTGAAGAGGGTGAGGATGTTGACAGCATTCCGATTGCTGAAATGAACAAACAGCAGTTATCTGAGTATGCAAAAAAGCATAACATCGACACAAGCGGAGCAACGTCTGTTTCTCAGGCAAGAAAGATCATACAGCGGGAAGTCCGCAACCGCAACATTATGTAATATGGACAGCTTAGAAAAACTGAAATTCAACATCCGTGAGAATGAATATCCATGTTTTTCGGATGAAGAATTGATGTATGTCTTAAATGATGAATGCGGTGGAGATATCAGAAAAGCATCTTATAAGTGTCTTATCCGTAAAGCAGAGAATACAGGGATTACAGTGAGCGGCCTGACAACAAAGGATAGTTCTAGCTATTTCCGTATGTTAGCGTCGAATTTTGTGACAACGCATAGCGGGTGTCTGAAATGAGAGAAGAGTTACTCAGGCAGGAGGTATTCAAGCTGGCTCGTGAGATTGAGCGGTATGGTATTTCTATAGAGTTCGTCCGATTCGGAGTTGATGACTATGGTCAGCCTGATGAGGATAAAAATGTGGAAATGGCAACCGTTCAGGGAATATATCACACTACCAAGGGATATATTAACAGAACTATTACAGATGGTGGTATGAATGTTCCTTTCGGACAGCCTATGCTAATGTGTCTATATGCAGATGCTAAGGTCATAAACGTCGAAGACGTTGTCACAAAAGACGGCGTAGAATTGTATCGCATAGTTGGCAAAACAGATATAGGCGGGTTTCATATTGTTATGGATTTTTCGCTGGAGGAAGTACATCGTGGGAATTCGATTTGATGCGAGACAGCTCAGTAGTGCTCTTGAAAAAGCAGAGGATAAGACACAGATAGCGATTAAAATGTATGCCTCAGAAGGGGCAAAAAAATTCCAGAACTATGCGAAGAAGCATAGACCATGGACGGATAGAACAGGGAGAGCCAGACAAAGCCTAACGGGATGGGTTGAAACATTTTCGGATAAAGTTCGAATACATATCGGGCATGGTGTTGATTACGGAGTCTATCTCGAGTTATCCCATGAAAAGCGATATGCAATATTACAGCCTACGGTGAACGCAATGTCTGGCGAAGTGCTAGAGGGTTTTAAGGAGCTTATAAAACATTTCAAATGAGCGACAGTGTATTAAAAAAAATATATAACTATTTAAAAAACAACTTTAATGAGACTTACTTTCCCGGACAGCACGTAGGCGAGTGCTCTGAGCCGTATGTCGTAATAAAAATGGACGGTACGGCAAGTGTTTCCGGAATATCCAGCGAAAGACCAATATACACAATTATGTGCTATGTTCCGCAGGGAAGGTTCACGGATCTGCATGATGTGGTACTAAGTGTTAAGGACATTATGCGCGGTCTGTATCCTATGGTTATGTATGCTGGGAATGAAACGCCGGAATACTACGATGAACAAGTAAACGGGAACATGATAAGTTTTCAGTATTACGGAATTCGAAAAATAAGGAATTATCTCTAAGAAAGGGTGATAAAATGCCAAGAGCAAAAAAAAAGGCGGTTGGTATTCCGACCATTGATGTGTCTCTGGTTGTAGTTCGAACAGGCGACGATAGTACCGGGCTTGAAATTGCGGTTGACACTGCGAATCAGGTTCAGGTTGAGCCGCAGACGAGTGAAAGTGATCCCATACAGTTAATTAAACTTGGGAAGCTGTTAGCGCAGAAGCTTGGCAAAACTACAATAACAGGGCATCAGATTACATTAACAGACAACGTATTCACGCCGCTACTTGCCAAAATCTTTCAGGGGGGTACAATCGAGGGCGAGGGAACATCTCTTGTGTATACTCCTCCAGTGGCAGGCAGTACAGATGCGGGCGAAATCTTTGAGCTGGACTGTTATTCCGCTGTGTATGATGCGTCTGGACAGATTGTGAAATATGAGTGTATTACATATCCGAACTGTCAGGGAACGCCATTCGGAGTGGGCTCTCAGGATGATACATTCCGACTTCCGGAGTATGTTATTAACTCCGCACCAAAGACCGGACAGGCACCATATACCATTAAGTATCTTGCGGCACTCCCGGATTTCAGTAGCGCACCGGAAACAGAAAACGGAGAGGATGACGTTAGTGCACTGTCTCTTATGTCGGCAGATGCAGGAACAGGAGTAGCGACAGTATAACATAATAAGCAAGGAGAGAGAACAATGGAGAAAACAGAGAAATTAAATGTAACAAGTGTTGACAGTCTGAAGGAATATGCGAAAGGAACTTTGGTCGTACTTCCTCCGTTTGCAGAAGGCCAGCCGTTTGTTGCAAGGATGCGCAGGCCGTCCATGCTGAAGTTGATAAAAGAAGGGCAGATACCGAACTCATTGATTCTGAAAGCAAATGAATTGTTTGCAGACACATCCTCAGCGTTGGATACGGACGATGAAGGAATGATGGGCGAGCTTTTTGACGTTATTGATGTTATTGCTTCTGCGTCGTTTTTGGAGCCAACATATGAAGAGATTAAAGAGTCCGGTATGGATCTTACAGACGATCAACTTATGTTTATTTTCAACTATTCGCAGAGGGGTGTAAAGGCGTTAGAATCCTTTCGTGACAAGCAGGAGGATTGAAACAGTGATCGCCATGTCTAAGCTGTATAACCAGAAGCCAAGTGAAATTATAGGCTTGGACGATGAGTATACAGCTTATTGTTTCGATGAGGCGTGTGCGTGCATTATATTAAGATTGCAAAAGGGAGAAACACCAGCATATAAGCGTAGCAAGGCAGAGAAAAAGAAAGTGCATTATAACAGTTTTACTGACATGTATAAAAATTATGAATAGGAGCATAACATAACATGGCAATTACGATAGGTAGTGCCGTGGCATATCTCGAACTTGATACGTCGAAATTTCAGAAAGGCTTTAAGTCTGCTTTGAGTGATCTATCTGTGTTTGGAGACAAAACAGCCACGGCAGGGCAGAAGTTTAAAGGACTGGAGAGCTCTTTTAAAACGGCAGGGTCTACTCTTACGAAAAGTGTGACTGTTCCATTGGCAGGAGTAGGAGCCGCCGCAGTTAAGGTAGCAACAGATTTTGAGAAGCAGATGTCCAATGTTAAAGCAATCTCTAATGCAACAGGAGATGAGTTTACGGCTCTACGGGACACTGCTATAGAGCTGGGAGCTTCTACTTCTTTCAGCGCGTCTGAGGTGGCAGAGGCTATGACAGAGATGTCCAAAGCAGGCTGGGATTCCCAGCAGATCATCGATGGCATGAGCGGTGTTCTGGATGCCGCCGCCGCTTCTGGTGAGGATCTTGCCTCTGTTGGGACAATTGTTGCAGATGCTATAACAACGTTCGGGCTGAGGGCAGAAGATTCCACAAAAGTTGCAGATTTGCTAACACAGTCTGCAAATGCAGGGACAATTAGTGTAACAGATCTTGGCGAGTCGTTTAAATACATCGGCCCTGTAGCTCGTACAATGGGATTTTCGATAGATGATACAACAACAGCTATCACAGCACTATCTCAGGCTGGTATTAAGGGATCTCAGGCTGGTACGACATTAAGGACAATGTTTGCAAGGTTGGCGAAGCCAACGGACGCCGTCGCAGAGGTTATGGACGAACTGAACATCGTTATAGCAGACAGTGAGGGCAATTTCAAGAGTATGGATGATATTCTTGCTGAGATGCGCAAAACATTCAAGAATCTTACCCCCGAGCACCAGGCTTATTATGCAACTGTTCTTGCGGGGCAGGAGGGTATGAGCGGCTTAATGGCCTTGCTCGGAATGACACAAGAAGAATATGATAAGCTTGCTGAGAGCATGGATAATTCGAGCGGAGTAGCCGCGCAGACGGCAGACGTAATGAAAGATAACTTGGCTGGAGCACTGGAACAGTTGGGAGGCGCTTTGGAGTCCGCAGGAATTATAATCGGAGACAAACTAACGCCTTATATACGAGACCTTGCTGAGTTTATCACAGGGCTGATTGAAAAGTTTAACAGTTTGGATCCTAGTACGCAGGATTTTATCGTTAAGCTTGGTCTAATAGCCGCCGCCGCCGGGCCCGTCTTGCTAGTGTTGTCTAAGGTTGTGTCTGTTGTGCAGGTAATAGGATCTGCTTTTTCGTTCATCTCCACAACTGTAGTGCCTGCGATACAGGCGTTCGGAATGCTAAAAAGCGGCGTAGATGCTGGAGTTCTGGCCGTTGAGGGATTTTCTTCTAAGTCTCTTGGACTCGCTTCGGCTCTGTCCGGGATTAGTGCTCCGGTCGTTGCTGTTGTCGGTGTGATCGGAACTCTGGTGGCCGCATTCAAAACGCTGTGGGACACAAGTGAGAGCTTCAGAAGCAGTATAACAGGGACATTCGATGAAATTAAAGCCTCTGTGCAGTCTTTCGCGGACGGAGTTGTTAGCCGGATTAATGACTTGGGGTTCGATTTCGAGAGCGTTGCAGATATGATGCGGACAGCATGGGAAGCTTTTTGCTCTGTACTAGAGCCGTTATTCACCGGAGCGTTCGATGGAATAGCAATTGTGATCCAGACCGTGTTAGATACTATATTGAGTATAATGGACGTATTCATTGGAGTTTTCACTGGCGACTGGGAACAGGCCGCAGATGGAGTAACTGGGATTGTCGGTGGGCTGTTTGATGGAGTGACTGAAATCTTGGCGACCATATTCGATACGTTGGGCGGCGTTGCAGGAAAAATCATTGAGTTGCTGGGGTTTGAAGAAGCCGCCGAAGCTGTAGAAGGATTTTTCTCTGGTATTGCGGATATGTTCTCACAGCTTCCAGAAACAATTATGTCCATCGGAGAGACTATAGGAAACTTTTTCACCGTAACAATTCCCGGGTTGTTTTCTTCTGCTGTGTCGACTGTCACCGGGTTCGTGGATTCGATCGTGAACTTTTTTACCGTAACAATTCCGACAGCGTTCACAAACTTTGTAACTGTAACAATTCCGAATTTTATCAACTCGTTTGTGCAGTGGATCCAGCAGTTACCTTATAATCTGGGTGTTATGGTTGGAGAGTTTCTGGGTAACTTAGTGGTATGGGGATCTAATATGTTGTCTTGGGTTGCAGAGACGATCCCGAATGTTATTAACAACATTGTGCAGTGGTTTCAGCAGTTGCCCGGGAAGATAGCAAATTTCCTGTCCAACATTATCTCCAACGTGATCGACTGGGGAGCGCAGTTGCTAAAGAACGGTATTAATGCCGCAAAGAACTTTTTGAATAATGTTGTGAATTTTATCCAGCAGTTGCCCGGCAGGATAGCGAGCTTTTTGTCCAGTGTTATTAGCAATGTGATTTCGTGGGGATCTAACATGATTTCGCAGGCTAGGAGTACGGCACAGAATTTCGTGAACAACATGGTCAATTTTATAAAGGATTTGCCGAACAAAGTGTACAACATTATAAAACAGATACCGAGTAAGATCACACAAATTGGATCCACTATGTTACAGGCTGGAAAAGATATTCTGAATAAATTGTTCGATGGTATAAAGAGCGTTGGAGAAGGTATCCTTGATTGGTTCGGGGATTTTGCCGGGTCAATCGGCAGTTTTGTGAGCGGTATTATTGACGGATTCACAAGCGTTGTGTCCGGTGCAAATGACGCAAAAGCCGCCGCCGCTTCTGTGGATGGCTCCCACGCAAATGGTCTTGCATATGTCCCGTTCGACGGGTATATTGCAGAGCTTCATAAAGGCGAACGAGTTCTGACAAAGAAAGAAAACGAGGCATACAGCAGAGGCGCACAAGCGGCTCAGAGCGGTGGCGATACATTCAATTTCTATAACACAAAGCCAACGCCTTACGAGTATTACAGGCAGATGAAGAAAGCAAAGAAAGAATTATTATATGGGATATGATAGGAGGTAAAAATGGTTAATGACATAACAATTGTTAATCTTGTTACGAATGCGAGTATTGACATGCATAGAGGCTCCGGCAGTTATGTTCTTGACGAGATTGACTGGGATTCCCCGGCAGTGTCTTTTTCATCTTATCGTGTCCCTTTTCAGGTTGGAAGCAACCTTTCCGGTGTGACAGTTGAGACGAGAAAGCCAACGATTATCGGGTATGTTATAGCAGATCTTTCTGGTGCTGATGTGCTTGGTATGACGATTGAGCAATATTATAGATACCAGATGGAGCAAATAGAACAGAGCAAGTCTTATCTGAATAAGTTAGTGTCCATATATCAGGACGTTGAAATTAGAGTAGACGGATACTATCTCAGGGGAAGACCTACTATGCCAGTTAAGTATTCGATAGAGGAAGAAGAAAACAACGAAGTTTTGTGTATGTTCGAAATGGAGATCGAGTGTTTTGATCCTATGTTCTCGGCAGACAGTAAAACGGTCTATCTTGCCTCTGCGTCTCCTATGTTTCATTTTCCGATGGTTAGCACAGAACAAAAAGGAGACTTGTATTCTGTGTTCGGAGAGATTGTGCGCCGTAGATCTATGGAGGTCACAAACGACGGAGACAGTGAAACCGGATGCGAGATAAAAGTGTTTGCGCTGGGAGGAATTGAAGATCCAAGAGTATACAATGTAAATACTGGGGAGTACATCGAATTCGAAGGGGTAACGTTAAGCACAGGTGACACACTTACCATTAGCACAGTCTCCGGAGAAGAGCGGGCGGTGCATCACATAGCTTCTAGCGGTGTTGACCGTTCCGTGGTTGGGAATATAGCAAACGGGAGCACATTTTTTACAATTGCTCCCGGAACCGGCCTGTATGCGTATGAAGTGCCGGAGGGACAAGAGAACAACGTAGAGATATCTATTAGTTTTACCGAGAAGTATTTCAATCTCGTGGGGATGTAACATGATATACATACTGAACGAAAACTTGTATAAGATTGAGCTGTTAAGAAAATATACGTTTTCGCAATATGAAAACAAGGCCAGGGACATAGGGAGCTTTGAGATCCATGCACAGGCGGTCGAGGAAAATATGTATCTGCTGGACAAGACAAGAACATTTTTTATTTTGTTCGACGATGAGATCTTTGGAAAGATTGAAGATGTAAAATATGATAGTGACTCTGAGTATGACAGAACAATAGAGCTATCCGGGAGGCTTGCCCCGTATATTTTCACCAAGCGTGTCATTAAAGGAACTCTTACGTATACCGGGAATATACCGGGATATATTAAGACCCTGATAGAGCGAAACATTACAAATAGCGGAGATGCGAAAAGATATATTAACATGTCTGTTGTATTCGACAATGAGGATGCACTGCTTAGAGACTCCAGTACGATTAGTAAGCAAGTTACAGGCGGTTATTTATGGGACGAAATTGAGGAGGTTTTGGAGCAAGATCGACTGTGCTTACAAGTGCTCCCTATAGTTGTGCCCGAGACAGTCATAAGCGGGGTGAAAACCAACATATCCGGATGGAAAGTGCTGATAACCAAGGGAGCGGATAGAACAAAGGGAAACATTAATGGAAATGAGGCTGTTGTGTTTTCCCAGTCTCTTAGCAACATAAGCGGAACAAACTACCAAAATAAGAATGAGCAATATTGTAATGTTGCATATGTAGCTGGAGAAGGCGAAGCAGAAGAAAGAAAATGGTATGAGGTATATGTTTCCGGAAGTGATGACGGACTTACCGGGTGGAACCGTAATGAACTCTGGATCGATGCAAGAGACGTGCAGAGCGAGACGGATGAGGGCGAGATAATAAGCGAGACGGAGTATCAAAAACTGATTGTACAGAGGGCAAATGAAAAGTTTTCTGATAACACAATTGAAGAGTCTTATGAGTCCACGATTGTCTCACGGAAAGACTACGTGTATGGTACAGATTATTGGATGGGCGATAAGGTGAGTGTGATAGATCATGAACTGGGAATTTTTGTCGATGCGCAAATAACGTCCGTTACAGTAAGCACAGAGGGAAATGAAACTGTGCAGGATGTTGGTTTCACGTATGGCCGAATTGAAAAAGACCCTATACAGAAAATTAAGCAGATTCAGAGGAAAGAAGAAGAAAACGCAAACAGCATAAAGTATCTGGAAGCAACAGTAAAGAAATTATTAACTGCCTTGGTACAGGCGAATTTATACAATCCAGAATAGGAGGGAAGATAGATGGCAGAAAGAAGCGGATTTTTTAATGCCGTGAATCAGGGCGGCACATACGATCGTGAATATGATGCAACAGATTTTACGGACTATTTTTCTTTGTTCATCGGTGACGGTGTTTTTGTCAATCCTGCAAACCAGCTACAGGTAGTGGCTAAGAGCGGCCTGACCGTAACTGTCAAAGCGGGGGCGGCGTTCATTGAGGGATGTTGGTACATTCTTACAGAAGACATGGACGTAATTATTCCGGCTAATACAGCCCAGTATGCTGTTAACACAAATGTATGCGTTACGCTTAGCCGTACAGATCGGCAAATTGTTTGCAAGGTTCGTCCGGCAGTAAGTAGCGTACTCCCCGTAAATAATGGAACAGAACACGATCTTGTTCTTGCGACTATTTCTGTGGGAGTTGGCGCAAGCAGTATAAGCAACGCAAACATTACAGATCGTAGACCCAGTAAACAATATTGTGGGTATGTCACAGGACTTGTGGATCAGATTGACACAAGCGATCTTTTCCAGCAGTTTACGACAGCTTTTCAAGAGTGGTTTGACAGCATAAAAGACAAACTCGGAGATGATGCCGCAACAAACCTTCAAAAACAGCTTGACGATCTTAAGTCTGAACATGACGCAGATATTGAGAGTGTGCAGGCTCTTATCACACAGGCAAATTCTACGCTGTCGCAGAGTATCGGGAGTCTTGAAAATCGATTAACTACAAACGTAAACACAATCAATAATATAATTGGGTCCCTAAGCAGTTTGACGACGAGCGCAAAGAATTCGATTGTGTCAGCCATTAATTGGCTAAAGTCACAGATCGACAGCCTAAAGTCCAGTTACACGACGCTGAATAACCGAGTAAACACTCTTTACGGGTTTCAGATCGTTGACATTATAAAAATGGATTTGAGTTATTCATCTGCCGACTATCCGCAGACTGTACATTACTGTACGGGAGATGCAGTGAGTACGAAAAATCTTTCCGGATGCAGTTTTTATACCGTATTTGTGAAAGGAAATTTTGTTGTTCCGGTAGAGGATGCTATCGTAACATTGACAGGAAGCAGTAACTTGCATGTGGGGCAGAGCTTCAGAAACGTGTCGGAAGAGACACACACGTTTTTGGGAACTGTGCTTGTAATATGCTATAAAAGGTAATGGAGGAATATAAAATGGAGGGAGACAATAACAGCTTAGATCCTGATAAGCTCGCTGTAAGAGAATTATTAAGAGACTCTTTAGCGGAGTCTAATCGCAGTTCGAAGAGAAAAGACTGTATTATTATTCTGTTGTCTATCATAATCCTTATCTTGGTTGGATGTAATATTTACAGTGAGTATGCATATGAATATGTTGACACTGTTACGACTAGCGAGACAACAACTGTAGACATGGACGCAAGCGGTGACAGTGCCAGCGCCTCTTATGCTGAGGGCGACCAGTATAATGATAATGCTACTCATAATGAGGATGGTGATAACTAATGTCGAGAGCGAGTGTAAAGGTAACAAAAACAAGGACAACAACCAGAACACGGACGAGAGTAAAGAAGGGAAAGCGTGGTAATCTGAATAAGTGCCCTGTATGCGGCAAGTTTATGGGGAGTAAGAATGGATAAAGAAAATGCAAAGGTTAGAAATAAATTAAAAACAATAGAGTCTGTGAGAGATTTCGAAGGGTTGTTGTCTGAAACCATGCTAAGCGAAGAAGAAAAGCAAATGTTACGGTTACATTACAAGGAGCGCAGAACATTGCAATATATTGCAGACGCTCTCGGAATGTCAGAATCGAATGTTAAGAAAATGCATCGGAAAGCATTAACAAAAATAAGAAAAATGTTTTAATTCTAAGGGGCAGTCAGCCCCTTATTTTTTTTTTGCTATCTAAAGGTACAAACAGTGTACTTTTCTTATCTTTCCAAAATTCCCAGAAGAATAAAATAAAATCAGAAAGCAGGAAAGGAGTGATAATCATGTTTGGGTATAACAATTATGCTCCTCAGTCTCCAGCAGGATACCAGATTCAGGCGAATCAAAACAGGATAAATGAGCTACAGCAGTATGGAGGTTATCAGGGCTATCAGATGTCTATTCAGCCGCAGTCTCAGCCTCAGGTCATAAAAGGCCGTCCTGTGTCCAGCTATGAGGAAGCAAAAGCAAGCATGATAGACTTAGACGGGAGCTTGTTTGTATTCCCGGATATTGCAAACAAAAGGATCTATACAAAACAGATAATGTTGGATGGCACAGCAGATTTTAAGGTCTATAGCTTAGTGCAAGAGTCTGGTGAAATAGAGCATCAACAGCCAACAAAAGCACAACCCGAATATGTGCTAAAATCCGACTTTGACAACACGGTAAAACAACTTGTCGATAGAATAAATTCGATGAAAGGTGGGATGTGGGATGAACAAAATACAGACAATGTTAAACTTGGCAATGAGAAATAATCCGTTGTATAACAGGGCGAAACAGATGACTGAGGGAAAGAACGAACAGCAGTTAGAAGAGCTTGCAAGAAATCTGTGCAGTCAGAGAGGGATTGATCTTGACAGTGCAGTAAAACAGTTTCGCCAGATATTAAACAGTTGATATAAACCGATATGGTTTATATAAAACAAAAAGAAAGGAGAATGTAACATGATGGATGGATCAGGATTGAGTGTAGCGGATGCGATTGCACTCGAAGGAAGGAACAACTGTTGCAATGATGGATGTGGTAACGGGCTTTTTGGAGGAGACGGAGCTATCTGGATTCTTTTCCTTCTGTTCCTGCTCGGTGCCGGAGCATGGGGCAATGGTAACGGATGGGGAGGCAATGGCGG